TTAAACAGAATCGGCAATTACCGATCAACCAAGAGCCATGACAAAGATAGAAACAAAAGCTCAATACGATTGGGCAGTAAAAAGAGTTGAGGAATTACTTCCACTGGTTACAGATGAAACCCCTCTGGATAATCCTCACAGTATAGAGTTAGAATTACTTTCTAATCTCGTTGCAGATTATTCTGAGGAGCATTTCGCACTGGGAGAACCAACGCTGGTTGATGTCCTCAAACTTCGTATGTATGAGATGGGACTTAATCAGAAATCTTTAGCAAAATTAATCGGAGTCAGTCCTTCACGCTTGAGTGATTATATTTCCGGTAAATGTGAACCGACCTTGAAAGTAGCCCGCGAAATCAGCCAGAAATTGAATATTGACGCCAATATAGTACTGGGTGTTTAATATGAGTATAGAAAACAGAAAAACCGCTTAATTCACCATGGAATAAGCGGTTTTAAGTCGGAGCCGAAAGCGGGACTCGAACCCGCGACTTACTCATTACGAATGATTATCTAAGAATAATATAAAACCACTGTGTATCAGTTGTTTATAATTAAATTTAAGCTGAATAAGGATACTCATTAGAACATTTTTTCTACTTGAATGCCTTCCCTATCCTGTTGTCGGATACCTATCAAATCTCTAAAGAAAGTATGAATGCTTCAGATGTTTGCTTATCCGATATTGTCATCTTTTGATATTCTGATACTGCTTGTTCTATAAATCCACGCTTCTTTAACACCTTGAGTTTGGAAATAAGAGCCGCAACTTTCTCCTCATCAACGGAGGACATTTGTTTATATACATTGAGACAAAAATCTATTGCAGACTGTAAATCCTCAAGGCCCGTTTCTTCCATATAGAATTTACACGCTTCAGGAACGCGGTTTAATCTTATGAACTTGGAGATTATATACTGCATGGAATCATTGGGGTCAAAATCAATATCATCATAGGACACAGCCTGTAGCTGATATTCATCAATTTTTTCTATATCATCAATCGAGCACCCAGTACGATTCTTTAAAAGCTCCTTAGCTTCGTTTATTCTTTCCTCACGCAAAAGCTCTTCCCTCTCCTTTTCCTTCTGCTCTTGGCAAATGCCTTTATACTCTTCCGAGATAGGATTTCTGTGTTGATTCAAAATTCGATTCTTTTCGTAATCAAACTCTTCCTCCGTCAATATTCCTTTCTCTTTATAGTCGTAAATTTTTTCAAGTAAGTCATACAGAAAGTATCTGTCTTGAGTAGTTTTCTCCAATGTAATAGCAGTCCCAGATGCGGAAACCATAAACATGGATTTGCCACCGCCAGAAACTTCGTCAAAATCCACATGTAAACCGACGATTGCATCTGCATGATAACTTTCAGCCTTTCCAGTCAGTTCCTTCATTACTTCGTCGTAAATTGTAGTCAATTTACTCTTGTAGCTTCCAGAACGTCCGCCAAATACATCTGTCAAAGAGGCTGCAATATCGGAAAACAGATTTGTACCTATTACCACATTCGCATTGACTACCCCAAGATATTTTCTTATTGTATATCCTTCTATACTATTTGTTGTTGTTACTATCATAAATCTCTATTTTAACCATTTTGCAACACCACCATGATGAGAGCAAGTTCCTCTACGGCTTTTACTAAAACTATATGTTCCATCTCTGCATAAAGCAGTTGCCCCAGGAGGTGCAGAAGAATAATATGTAGGAGACTGAACTCTCTCACCTCTAGAATTAGTATAATATCTTATTTGTCCTGATGAATAATTTTCAGAAGAATAATAAACTTTTTCTTTTGAAAGATACTTCGTTGAAACATATCCAATATACCCATTATAACTAACAGGAATCCATTTGCAATCACAATCCTCATCAATTAGAACTGCAGTACCTCTAGGAATCTGAGTAATAATAGAAGATGTTACATCAGGAGAATCTCTTAAATTTAGGTTTGCCGTTACATATCTTACTACTTCTTGTGCATGAAATGTGCAGAAAAAGAACAATCCCATCAACAAAGTCAATACTCTTCTCATTCCTTTTTGTTTTTTGATTTATCAAGTAAAGTTTGTGCCTTTTCTAGTCTTGTTATATAACTCATGACATCATATTGAACGAAAGCCCATTTCCCATCTTCATACTTAATACTTTCGTTGGTCTCTAATGCTTGCATTACTTGATTATACATAGAATTATCCTCATCAATTACCATATTGGCTCTTCTCTCATTTTCTTTCATGAAGACTTCTATTGCAATTTTTATAACTCGGATTTCATTCTCATAATCTTTTCTTTTTCTGTAAAGGATAGCAAGTCTCTCGTATGGGTGCTTAAGCGGTAATCTGTAAATGATTGATTTCTCATACACATTAATAGCTTCATCAATCATTCCTTCTTTTTCTAAATCAATTCCAATATTAACAAGCCGAGAACTCTTATCAAAATTATCCTCTATATTAGTATCTTTTGTTGTTTCTTGGAACATGTCATCACTCAGGTTTTCTAACCTCTCAGCCAACTCAACTTCATCCTTACAAAGCACGTCATGAAGGTTTGCTCCATTTGCTGGTCCAACAATCCCAGCTTTCTCAAGTAATCCCATTATCCTTCTTGCCCTATTATATCCTATTATAAGTTTACGCTGAAGAAGAGAAGTACTTCCTTGCTGCTGATTCACGACCAAACGAGCCGATTCTTCAAATAATGGATCTAATTTATGTATCACGGAATCCTTTAAAACATTTTCTTCTCTATGAGACTCATTTTCTTTTAGAGTAGAAGTATTTTCAGATACGTATTTCTCTTCTGATATGTTTATAACTTTATCCGGGATTATATGGATAGGTTCTACTTTATCAGCATTATAGTTTAAATTATTAGCTTCCGTTTTACTATCAGGAATAAAAGCACAACAAATTCCAATTAAGGCGAGTATAGGAAACCAAATCCATGAAGCACTTGTAAGTAACGGAATCATTACTGAAGCCAGTAAAAACAGAAATGTCAAAATAAACCTCAACGGATTGCTATTAATTGCTTCATTTTCTTGTTCACGCTTAGAAGAATAATGTTTATCTCTATCATAGTTACTACTACCTCCCGATATTTTAGTCCGAGAATATATACCAGTTCCTGGTATCCCGGTATTCACATAAACTCCTTTCTTACCCACATTCACTGAAGCTCCACGCGGACCTACAGACCAACTTGTCCCTGTTTTGCTTATGTTTAAATGCACCCCAGGAAAAATCTTCACCCTTTTCCTAAAATAAAGTCCCATATTATTTCATTGTGTTCATTCTAATACTCAATTTTACCAAAGCCATAGCTCTCACAGAAGATAATGGAAAATCTTTGGGTTGGTGGTTTTGATTGTAACTTACCAGTTTTATCCAGTCTTCACCTTTTTCTGAATGCTGGACGTATTTTACAGTTAAGTATTCATCTCCATCCAGATCTATTGACACAAGGTACATTTCTCCAAAGAAAATATGACTCATTTCTAAAGGTACCTCCTTATATGCTACGATGTCACCAGATTTAAGTAATGGATACATGGAGTCTCCTTTGACATAAACAGCCCCATCGCATTTAGGGATATTTGGAATATTGATTTGTCCAAGGATATTCTGGTCTTTGTTGTCGAAGAGGGATTTCAAGTTTGCAGCAGCTTCAACATCATAAAGGGTTATCAATCCATCTTCTTCAGCTTTTTCTATGCTCTTTGGGTGAAATATTTGAGTAACTTCAGGTTGCTGACGCAATGGAGTTCCGCGACCAGTTAAAATATAATCTGGATTAATATCTTCTCTTGCAGAACATACAGCAGATAATAAATCAGATGGGAGAGTTTTTTCTTTTCCACTTTTAGTCTTTCCTTCCTTTAATTGTGAAAGTTTAGATTGAGCAGATTTAACTCCGTATTTCTTTTCAATTTCGTAAGAAGAAATTCCTGCTTTTTCAATACTTTCAAAAAATCTTTCAATAATTCCCATAATTTTAAAGCTTACATTTGATACTTTAAAATTATAAAGTATCTTTGTACTGTAACAAGTACGAGATGTTACGTAACAATTTGATTAAACATTCCTCCGAGGAGGTTTAATATATTCCACCCATGATAGCTCGTACCTATTGTAGGTGTTTAATTTTATATGAGAGAAGAACTAGAGAAAATCATCCCCGAGTATATGTTACGAGGCGAAATTTTACTTGCCCTTGACTCTTTGATATATGATGGCGTTGATGAAGAACTAATTAAACGAGCCTTTTCAAGATTTCATAAGTTAGACGGTGTAATAAAGAAAAGAGTTCATCAAGCAATTGAGGCTTACGCTCGTCGGGTAGAGAGGAAAGATAATGAATAAAGTCTTCAACCTCTTCTATTTTGACACGTTCACTTAACTGCATTATTAAGCCATCTGTTATAACATTGTTATTTTTCTTTATAAACCCTATTAAAGCTTGCGTTATATAGCTTTGTGCCAACATTTTTGCTATACTATTTTCGTTTTTTATACGACAGAACTCTTTAAACATCACAACTAAAGAATCTGGGATTTCATTTGCGGTAAAAGCATTTAACACTTCAGCCGAATCAATCATTTCCATCCGCAAAATTAGTTTTGTATTCTCATTTGACTGCTGTATCTGTTTTTCTAACAGCCCTTTTAATTTGTATATTTCTCCCCTTGTATTTTTGATGTCAATTACAGTATATATATTCCATCCCAATATTACTGTTACTAATAACGATAACACTCCAACTAATACACCTTGATAATCAAAAGATAGTTCAGGTGAACGCCAAGCTGATATACAAATGCTTATAATACTTAGGACTAGTGCAGTAATACCAATCCATATTGAAATTTCTTTCTTCATATAATAATGTATTAAGAAACTTAATAGTTAAACAATGTTATATACTTTATAATTCTAAAGCTATTTATTTCATACTTTAGAATTATAAAGTATATTTGCATATCGAAACTTTGATACGAAACAAATATAGTAAAAAACAACTAACCCTCACACGATTATGAAAAGAAATGTATTACACGAGATTATGAGCCTTGCATGGCAGTTGGTAAAGAGAAACGGTTTCTCTATGAGTGAAGCAATGAAATGCGCCTGGGCAAACATGAAGCTGAAAGCTGCAATGAAGCAAAGAATCGTAAAGTTCTACTTCAAAAAAATAGATGGTTCTGTTCGTGAAGCCTACGGCACGCTGAAAGAAAATCTGATACCAGCCACATCAGGTGAAAGCAGAAAGAAGAATGACACAGTAGCAATATACTTTGATACCGAAAAACAATCTTGGCGATCATTTAAAAAAGCCAACTTATTGAACATAGCATAATGGATATAAAAAGAATAGTTCTCGAATCAAACAATGAAGAAGAGACAGATTATTTCGTCTCTTCTGATGGTAGAATATTCAAAGAAATTACACCATCAAAAAATGGAAATGGCTATGCCATGGTAACGATATATAAGAATGGAATTGGCTATACAAAGAGTGTCCACCGGATTGTGGCAAAAGCATTTCTTCAAAAGGTAAAAGGAAAAGAGTATATCAATCATATCAATGGCGATAAAATGGATAATAGATTAGAAAATCTTGAATGGTGTACACCACACGAAAATACAGAACATTATCACAAGACGCTGAGAAATGGCAAACCAATGTACAATCAAAAAGCATGTTTGCAGATTATAGATGGTGAAGTTATAGCAGAACATAAGAGCTTGAATGAAGCCTCACGAAGAACAGGTGTAAGTGTTTCAAACATCTATTGCTGCTGTATCGGAAAAACGACAACGGCTGGTGGCTATCAATGGAAATATAAAATTTGACAACCTTTTAAACATCGCATGACTATGACACGCCACGAAATCGAAGAAGAACTTGACGGGCTGTACAAAGACTTGAACTTCGCCTACAACGCAGATGAAGAGACTTTATGCAGGGCTTTCAATGCTGACAGCAAGCAAGAATACATCAAAGCACTTACTGAAGAGGTGGACAAATACAAAGCCCTTCTTGAAGAATACAACCTGCCTGAAGATGATGGCATGGACTACATTAACCTTCAGTTATCACAAGGCATGGCAGTGACACGCTGGTAACTCACCTACCCTGTTGACGGACTGAACGGCAACCGATAGCGAGAATCGGGCAGGGTTCTACTTGATTGGTTCTTTGACATGATGAAAATTTTAGGTGTACCGCTACACCTAACGCAAAAGGGGTTCGACTGAGTAGCGATAGCGGCACGGTGAAAAGGATGTGAGTAAGGGACTGACAATAGGCGAACGCAGCGCATTAATCACCGTGAGAACAAAAAGACACTTATACGATTGCAGGTGGCCGTAGGCCGGCTACAAAGACAATCTTCACTGATTAGACACCAGCATGAACTATATATACCCGTGGCTTACCAGACCTTTGATAAGCAGTAAGGCAACCACCGGAACGCCCACGGGAACGATATTTAATACACACGGTTATGAAAATACTACTTTTTCTCTGTGCATTGTCCGTTCTGGTAATGCACTTCAATCAAGACCTGTCTGCTATGTACTGGATAGGATTCGTCGGGTTTATAATCACTGGTTTTTCAATCGCAAACAGACTGGACAATGAACGAGCTGCAAGAAACAATAAAAAGCATCTGTGATGAATTTGCGGACATCAGTGCCATTCTGGCGGCACGCTCAAGGGAACTGGACAGACGGGAGCTGTTCGACAAGGAGATAGATACGGAAATCAATAACATTAAAAAGAATAGACATGAAAACAAATGAGGAATTACAGGGTATGACGCATGATGAACTCGTGGCATACACACAGAATCTGCAACGCGAATCCGAAGAATACAGAAAATCAATGCTGTATTACATGGAAGAAGAGAAAAAGATTGAATCGAAGTTTGACAACTTCAAGAACATGGTCAAATCGCTGGTTGCACTAGTCGATTAGTTTTTATGGGTTATAGAAAATGGGTAGATGCCGGGCTATGAAAGTCCGGCATTTTTATTGGCAGATAGTTCAGGCGGTAGAACACCATGTAAGGGTTAGCATGGAAGTCACGGGTTCAAGTCCCGTTCTGCCAGCAAACAATCAAATACTTAAACTATGGTTAGAGAAATTACAGTAGACGAAAACTACCAGACAGTACGTCTTTTTGACGAAATGAAGAAAGGGGACATCTACAAGGTTCCCTATGACAAGAAACGGCATACCGGAATAAAGCTGGAAGCATCACGCCGCAATCGTGACCTCCGCTTGATCGGGACTCTTAAAAACAAAATGGACGTGAAATACCGGGTATCAGCAACAGAGTATCCGGGTTTCTCGGCAATTATCTGCTTAAAATAAAATGCTTATGATAAACGAAGATGTATTGAAAATCGTCTTAAACAACAAGTCCTTCGGGAAATACGAAGCAGCTTCGATAGTAGGCGGTCTCAAAAGGTTGAAAGAATTGTGCGAATCCGGAAGGATAAGATACAAGACCAAAGAAGGCGTACCACACAGCAGATGGGCTTGTAATGCCTGGGACGTGATAAAACATGCAAAATTGATGTATTAATATATTACTTTAAAACTATTGCGTTATGAGTTTGATTAAGAAATCCAATGAATTAGTAATTCCTTCCACCGTTAAGATGATGATTTACGGTCAGGCAGGTATGGGTAAGACAACAGTAGCATTGAGCGCACCGAAACCGCTGCTGCTCGACTTTGACAATGGTGTGAAACGTGTAAATATGGCACATCTGGACGGTATAGACATCGTACAGGTAAGTTCATGGCAGGATGTACAACAGGTGTTGCAGGAAGACCTTTCGGCCTATCAGACAATAGTTGTAGACACCATCGGAAAGATGATGGATTTCATCATTTCTTACAAATGCGGTACACGACAGCCACAAATCAAGGACTGGGGAGGTATCAACGCTGAGTTCTCATGGATGACACGAACCCTTTCATCACTGAACAAGAACGTAGTGTTTGTGGCCCACCGTGACACTCGGAAAGAAGGTGACGACACCGTGTTCATACCTGCTTTAAGAGAAAAATCGTACAACTCTATTGTTACGGAACTTGATTTGCTGGGGTATCTGGAAATGCGCAATGAGAACGGTGTGCAGAAGCGTACAATCACATTTGACCCCACATCAAGAAATGACGGGAAAAACACCTGCAATTTGCCGGGACTGATGCAGGTGCCTACAATTCTTGACAAGAATGGAAATCCCACTGCCAAGAACGAATTTATCACTGCAAAGGTAATTATGCCCTACCTGAGCATGTTGCAGGTAAAGAAAGAAGAAGCTGCAAGGTATGATAAGGTCATAGCTGAAATCAAAGAGAATATCGAACTTATTACTGATGCCAGTTCTGCAAATGAGTTTGCGTCAAGAATTAATGAGTTTGAGCATGTAGGCAGTTCCTTGAATATGGCCAGAAATCTGTTTTCAGTAAAAGTAAAAGCTCTCGGGCTGGTATTCGATAAAGAGACAAAGACTTATGCAGACAAAGCAGCCTAAATTCAAGTTCTATGCTACACTTTTGGATGCCTTTACAAGCTATCTGAAAAGTGATGCCATCTGGGAAAGGTATTGGGGATTCAGTGAGAATCCCCCACATACCCCCGAAGAGTTCAGACAGCAGCAGTTTCAGAGCCTGATTGACACTATAAACCGTGTCCCGTTTGATAGTGAAGCAGCCGACAAGGGAACGGCTTTCAATGAGGTAGTCGACTGTATGGTTGAAAACAGGAAATCAGACAAGGTACAGGTGGAAAGACTATTGTCAGACATGCAGGATGGCAAACAGACATTGGTCGGGCTGAGAGCCACCTATAAATACCGTCAGTTCGATTTCCCTATCTCAATCTGCCGTGAGTTTGCAGACTATTACAAAGGGGCCTTGACCCAGCAACGGGTTAAAGCAGTTTTGCCAACATGCTTCGGAGGAGTTCTTCTATATGGTTATATAGATGAACTGATGCCGATGTCAGTACATGACATAAAAACTACCGGAAGTTACTATGTAGGTAAGTTCAAAGACCACTGGCAGCACATGGTTTATCCATACTGTCTGATGCAGAACGGAAGTGATGTAAGGTCATTTGAGTATAATGTTACGGACTTCAAATCAACCTATACTGAAAGCTACACTTTCGTACCGGCACGGGATATACCTATCCTTATAAATCATTGTGAGGACTTTATCCGGTTCTTGAATGACAACAGAGATTTGATAACCGATAAGAAAATTTTTGCAGAAGATGCCTAATCAAATAACTGGACGGCTGGTCTATATTGGCCAGCCCCAAGAAATCCCATCCAAAAGCGGTGGCAACCCGTTTGTGAAACGTGAATTTATTCTTGATGCCACAACCTATGACCCCTATACAGGTGAACGAAGCCAGTACGAGAACGTCCTGCCACTTGAAGTAAGTGGTGACAAATGTGCCGAACTTGACCAGTTCAGAACCAGTGATGTAATAACGGTTTCCTTTGCCCTGCAAGGTCGGGAATGGACAAATCAGGACGGACAACTAAAACGCATGGTGTCCATCCGCTGCTATAAACTGGAAGGCCGTCAGCCAATGCACCAGCCAGCATCCGTGCCAGCACAGCAACCGGCACCGTCACAAACGCCACCCATGGCACAGGCATTTCCACCTGATGTAGATGCGAACGGAAATCCCAAAGACGACTTACCGTTCTAGCCTATGAGCATATTCAATCTGAAGAATGAATACGATATACCCAAGTTCAAGGCTTATGTAAACAAACTGTTCCAGGAGCATGCAGTTGTGGAAGTGAGAAAGAAGCTTCCTAACCGCACGCTATCCCAGAACAGCTATTTGCATCTGCTTTTAGGGTATTTCGGTAGTGAGTACGGTTGCAGCCTTGACGAAGCAAAGATAGACTTCTATAAAAGGATTTGCAACCGTGATTTGTTTGAGAGAAAGACGGTCAACAAGAAAGGAAAGGAAGTAACCTATCTGCGAAGTTCTGCAGAACTGACAACAGGTGAGATGACTTTGAGCATTGACCGCTTTCGTAACTGGAGCGCATCTGTGGCCGGAATTTATCTGCCTTCGGCCAACGAACAACAGATGCTAATTTTTGCACAACAAGAAATCGAGCGTAATAAAGAATTTATATGAAAAAATACAGATTAAAAACAGAAGCAGTTCCATTCTTCGTAGACAAATTAGCGACAGCAATATGCGACATGCAAACATGGAAAGAATATAAAGTTGATGAAAAAGCTCTTGAAGAGGTTGAAGAAGCAAGAATAGAATACGGGAAAAACAAGAATGATGTATGTAAAGATTTAAGCAGTTATGGAGAGAAGGGGGCGCAGTTTCACTTTACTATTGTTTTCCCTTCTATGAAGTTCAAAGAGTACAATGAATTTACTAAAGGTAAAATGATTCGAGATTTAATGAATAGATTACAGAATGAAATAAATATGTTCATGAATGGATTTTACAATAATCAAAAAGAATAATTATGGACAAATTTTTAGGACAAGACATCCCTGAACAGGAACGATGGCAGTTCCTTCAGGACAACGCCGATGCGGTAGAGAAAATCGGATATACTCACCGATTCACCCCTGAAGAACTGGCTCAGAAGAAAGAGACTTTGGCCGAGGTATCAATCACCATCAACGATGTCGAGATGGAGAAGAAAGAGGCTATGGAGAGTTTCAAAGAACGCCTAAAGCCTTTGAATGAAGAAAAACAGAAACTTTTGGACCACATCAAAAGAGGTTCGGAGTTCGTCGAGAATGAAGAATGTTCAAAATTCCTATACCATAAAGAAAAGATGGTAGGATTCTACAACAAGTTAGGTGAACTGGTTTATAGCCGCCCAATCATGCCACAAGAAATGCAGAAGACAGTATTTAGTATTAACCGTAAAACTGGAACAGAATCATGAGTGAAAACAAAATCAATTTGGTAGTACCGAAAGAGTACAATGGTACCCCCATCGAAGTAGTATTGAGAGAAGGTAAAGCATCCGTAGCCCTTGACCCGAAAGAACCGGAGAGAGTAGTTATCAATGGAACGATAGAAGCACCCTTCAGATGGCTGGAAAAGCGTGTCGAACTGATTAATCAGAAATCGGCCAATGTCATTGTGAACCGTGATAAGATGTGTCTGGCTTTGACTATTGATGAAACCAATTATTACCAGACAGTAATTAGTGGAGTTTTACAGGCTTCAAAGGAAATGCAGGAGTTCGGTATCAATGCGGAAAGGAAATGGGAACTTATCAAATTGTCCCAGTTCTTCAAGATGCACCGTGCCTTCTTCAAGGATAAGTCTGAGAACATGATGCTGGTTTCCACTTTGAAGAACTTCAAGGCGAAAGTGAATCAGGATATAGAACGTAGCAAAGAGGAAAACGGGAACAAGACGGATAACTATTCTCAAGTGGTTGATTCCAATCTGCCAAAATCGTTCAAACTGAATATCCCTCTTTTCAAAGGTTTTGCCTGTGAAGAAATCGAAGTTGAAATCTACGCCGATGTGGATGGGCGGGAAGTTTCCCTTTCTTTGGTTTCTGCCGGTGCGAATGAGGCCATTGAAGAATACAAGAATAAGGTGATTGACGAACAAATTGAAGCAATCAAAGGTGTTGCACCTGACATCGTAATCATCGAAGTATAATTGACAGCCCGGAAAGACGGGCATCTGGTACCGTGGCGGAACTGGTAGACGCGTCTCAAAATGAGATGGCATAAGGTTGAGAGTGGCCATGTTAAAGCCTTTGTAAGTCCTTGCAGGTTCGAATCCTGCCGGTATCACAAACTAAAATTATGTATTATGCCGTATTACATCAAGAAACCTAAAAAGAAGAAAGAAAAGCCTTTGCCGTTATTTGACAAGGCAGGTATCAAGATTAAGAAGAAGCCGGATTTAGTGGCCAAACTCGACAAAGTTTTCAGCCGCTATATCCGGCTTCGTGATTGTATGCCGAACGGGTATTTCCGCTGTATCTCATGCGGCCAGATAAAGCCATACGAACAGGCAGATTGCGGACACTTCCATTCGCGCCGCCACATGGCCACACGCTTTGACGAGGATAACGCCCATGCCGAGTGCCGGGCGTGCAACCGATTCAGTGCCGACCATCTGATACAATATGAAAAGAACCTGAAAGCTAAAATCGGCCAGCTACGATTCGACAAGCTGGCATGGAGAGCAAGCCAGGCGAAGAAATGGACTGATTTTGAATTAATAGAACTCACCAAGTATTACAAGGCTTTGGGAGACAAACTGAGTAAGGAGAAAGGATTATGAGTTATGTTTTACGGGATTACCAGCAGAAGGCCAGTAATGCAGCGGTCAGCTTCTTTGCTAACAGGGCCAAGAAGAACAATGCCATCATGGTACTGCCTACCGGAGCCGGCAAGAGTCTTGTGATAGCCGACATCGCCAGCCGCCTTGAAGGGCACACGCTGGTATTCCAGCCAAGTAAGGAGATACTCGAACAGAACTATCTGAAGCTCTGTTCGTATGGTGTTCTGGATTGTTCCATCTACTCTGCCTCATTCGGACGAAAGGAGATTTCAAGAATAACTTTCGCCACTATCGGAAGCGTAGTCAACCATCCGGAACTCTTCCAGCATTTTCAGAATATCATCATCGACGAGTGCCATCTGGTTAACCCGAAAGACGGAATGTACAAGAGATTTCTTTCGATGCTGAAATGTAAAGTCCTTGGATTGACGGCTACGCCTTACCGGCTTTCATCAAGCAGGGATTTCGGTAGCATGTTGAAGTTCATCACACGTACACGCCCGTGCGTGTTCTCTGAGGTAATCTATCAGGTTCAAATCTCTACTTTATTGGATATGGGGTATCTTTCAAAGCTGAACTATTATCCGATGAATCCTTTAGGATGGAACGAACTTAATCTGAAGGTGAACACTACCGGAGCCGACTACACGGACAAGTCTGTAGTAAAAGAGTATGAGCGTATCGACTTCTACGGGTTTCTGGTAAGTATCGTCCAAAGGCTTATGAATCCCAAGAGCGGTGTAAAACGAAAAGGTATATTGGTTTTCACTCGTTTCTTGAAAGAAGCAGAACGTCTTACCTGGTCCATTCCCGGAACAGCCATCGTTTCAGGAGAAACACCGAAAAAAGAACGCGAACATATCCTTGAAGCGTTCAAGGCTGGAGAAATTCCGGTGGTGGCCAACGTAGGTGTACTTACTACCGGATTTGACTATCCTGAACTGGATACGATTGTCATGGCCCGTCCAACAATGTCGCTGGCTCTTTGGTATCAGATAGTCGGCCGTGCCATCCGTCCGCATCCTAACAAGGAATCCGGCTGGATCGTTGACCTTTGCGGGAATCTGAAACGATTTGGCGAAGTCAAGGATTTACGTCTGGTGGATAGCGGAAACGGTAAATGGGCCGTGTACTCCAATAGCAGACAGTTGACTAACGTAAGATTCTAAGATTATGGAAGGATATATCAAACTAAGCCGCAAGTTCTTCTCGAATGATATGTGGAATGAAGCCCGGACTTTTAGCAGTTGCGAAGCGTGGCTTGACTTGATTCAGTCAGCACGATTTGAGGCAACGCCCCGTATGGAGAGTTTCGGAGGTCGAGAAGTCTCTTATACAAGAGGACAATATCCTGCATCCATAAGATTCTTATCAAAGCGTTGGAAATGGTCTGAGAGGAAAGTACGGACGTTTCTTGCCTTTCTGAGAAGAGAGAACATGATAACTCTTTCCAAGGAACAAGGAATGAATGTAATAACCTTGGTAAAGTACAATGAGTATAATGGCTCAGAGTCTGACACAGTAAGTGACACAAGCAATGACACAATGAGTGACACAAATATCATTCAGGAAATCAATAATTTACGGATACAAGTGACACAGCTAATGACACAAGTGTCGTCACAGCAGGTGACACACCATGCAAAAGAGCCAGAAAAGCGACACACGGGTGACACAAAGCAAATAAAGGAGAAGAATATTATTAAAGAAACTACTACTAACGTAGTAGCAAAGAAAGACGCGGCTAAAGCCGCTACTCTCTCCCGGAAAGAATCCTTCTACCAGTCGTTAGTCCCTTATGTAGGCCAGTACCCGAAAGAAATGATTCGGGCTTTCTTCGATTACTGGAGCGAGCTTAACAAGTCAGAAACCAAGATGCGCTATGAACTGGAAAAGACCTGGGAGCTTCCAAGACGGCTGGCAACCTGGGCCAGTCGTGAGAAAGTGCCTTCAAAAACAGATGTGGGCATAGTTCTGAAGGATAATTCACCGGAAAAATACAAGAAAGGCTGGTAAACATGGAACAGATAAACTTTCAACAGACAATCGAACGGCTCAAAGATACGGGCTTCTCCCCTATTCCTAACGTCGTACAGGTAACCGTTCCGGATGCCAAAAGAGTTCTCTGGGCCGGTATCAGGTACTTCACTGGAGAAAATGCCAGATGGCTTCCTGAGTACGAAGAAGTGGCAGGCTGGCTGGCCGGCAATGAAGGTCGCGGACTTCTATGTTTCGGCAACTGCGGACGCGGAAAGACCCTTATCTGCGGAAAGATTCTTCCTTTGCTTCTTAACCATTACTGCCGCAAGGTGGTAAGCTGTTACGATGCACAGCAGATGAACGCTGATTTGGACGCCGTGAAGCAAAAACACATCATCTACGTTGACGATATAGGGACAGAGAATTTAAGCGTGAAATACGGCGAAAAAAGGCTTGCATTCGCTGAACTGGCAGACGAAGCAGAGAAGAAAGGAAAGCTTCTTATCCTGACCACCAACCTAACGATAGACGAGCTGAGAGAGAAATATGGGGAAAGAACCATTGACCGGCTGAGGGCGATAACGAAAACCGTCCTCTTCAGCGGTGAAAGCCTGAGAAAATGATATGAAAATCACAATTAACTGGGTAACTCGTGACTGGAACCTGATCAGGAGGTTACGTGAGAAATACCGTCTCCCACAATACATGAACGTGAACGGACTCACAGAAGCAGAGGTTGACGAAGAGACATTAAGCAATCTCCGCAAGGGTGAGCCAAAGTATTTAATCATCAGAAAAGTAGAGAAATGACAAGACAAGAATCAGAAAGAAAGCTCAATGAACTGAGAAAGAAGTATATCGCCTTGATTTCATCCATGAACTTTGCCAAAGCACAGAAAATCAAGAACAAGATTGACTCCCTTGAAAGAGAGGTGGAACCGCATTCCTTGGGAGAACTTCTTCAGGACTATACCCCGGAGTTCAAGGTAGAAATGCTTCGCAAGATGCACAAGCTGTTCATCTATTCAGACTTACTTGAGGGTGCGGCACTGGAGTTCCAGTCTGAACTTGAATCAAACGGAATAGATGCTCAGGTAGTTTTTCAGGTAAAGCGCGTTCTGAAAGAGCTGAGAAGCATAGTACGAATACCGGATGAAGAGAAAAACGCTTCATTGTCTGACAACTTTGCCGGGATGTGTGATGAAGCCGGACTTGTAGTGAGTAACATAATCAACAAATATCTTGCAAAATGATAACGGAAAATGACCCAATGCTTCCACGTAAAGTGGATTTGGAGAAGAACCCTTCTGGAACCGAACTGAAAATCGCCCAGCAGCGTGAACGTGAAAAGCATGGAAGATATGTTTCGGTTCCTGGAGACAAAACGTATACACGTATTTTCGTGCGTGATGGTGAGGATGCGGAAAAGAAGATAGCCACATACTTAGAAAGAATCAACAACCGGCCTCAAAAATGGAACTGATATGGAAGACGTAAATAAAAAAATATTTATAGAATACGTATCCCACTTGTATAGTACCGATAAAAGCTATGAAGTTATTGGTAAAAGCATTAAAGCTGTAAAGTTATTCCCTGAAAGTGATTATCAGGTGAACCGTAAAGGATACAAGGCTTATATCAGAGAAAATGCAGTTGAATTATCTGATAAGCCATACATTAAAGATGCTCTATGTGGGTTCCTTAATTTTCTTGGTATTGGATATTCACGCACACGAAAGGAGAAATCAGTTAAACCTCTGGAGAAGCTAAGCGATGTTTCTGAAAAGAACATGAAACTGATGAATGAATTTGTGTATTACCTTACGCAGGATGAAGATTACTCTCCACACACTATTGAAATATATTCATTTTCAATTAAGAAATATTTCGAATACGCCAACGAGGTATCAGTTGACAATTACAAGCGTTTTGTACGGATGCTAGAGGATGAGGGATTGTCTCCCAGAACAATACGCCTACGTATTACCGCACTTGAACGTTTCAGCAAATGGATGAAGAAGCCGATAGAGTTGAAGCGCCCAAAGTTCAAGAAGGAGTTGAATACGGAGAATGTTCCGACAGAAGCCGAATACAACCGGCTGCTTGAGTATTTGAAAACTTGTCCTAACAGGGACAGGTACTTCTTCATCAAGATACTGGCTACAACCGGGGCTAGGGTAAGCGAGTTCTTCCAATTCAAGTGGGATGACATCATTTCCGGTGAAGTCACTCTAAAGGGAAAGGGAAACAAGTACCGGAGGTTCTTTTTCAGCAGGCAGTTACAGGCGGAAGTAAAAGCATACGTAAAGGAGAGTCACAAGACTGGATATGTCGCAGTAGGTAAGTGCGGAAGGCTGACACAGAGAAACTTGTGCCAGTCAATGAAAGACTGGGGCGATAAGTGCGGAATAGATAGAAGCAAAATGCATCCTCATGCTTTCCGACATTTCTTCGCAAAAATGTATCTGAAAAAAAACAATGACGTGGTACAGTTGGCTGACCTATTGGGACACGGAAGTATTGATACGACAAGAATTTATTTACAGAAAAGTTATGACGAACAGAAAAAAGAATTTAATCGAAGCGTTGTATGGTAGCTTCATGTTCATGGATAACCTTCCGGAATTGATAGACCGGGAAAACATTTACGATGAGACCGGACATGTGGATTTGGAGTTTATGACTGCAATCCTGCAATGGATGTCAAGGATGGCAGAAATAAGTGTGAAAGTACAGAAGTCGTTGAACCGTCTGTTGGGGTGTGACGAACTGGAGCAGAACAACAAGCGCAATAAAGATGATTCGGGAAGTAAATGGAGTGTGGAGGAAATCCTCATGCACTGCACGCTTGAGGACAATGTTTTAAAACTTCCTCAAGTACAATTTAATAAGAAGTCCTATGCTGAAGCAAAGAAATGGATTGAAGAAGCCGGAGGTAGTTGGATGGGCGGTAAGGTACAGGGATTTACATTTCCATTTAATGCTGAGAGAGTTTTCTCAATACTACACAAGGGTAAGAGGTGTAACCTTCAGCAGGACTTCCAGTTTTTTGCAACACCTCCCGAAGTTGCAGACTGGCTTGTAATGCTTGCAGGAGGTGTTCATGAGGATGAAAAGGTGCTGGAACCAAGTGCTGGTACTGGTTCTATCATAGATGCGATTCATCGAAGCTGTCCGGACGTAATTGTAGATTGCTATGAACTTATGCCGGAGAATAAGGAGATTTTAGCAAAAAAGGATAATATACGTATTCTTGGAGATGACTTCACGAAGTGTGATATTGCACAGTATGATAAGATTATAGCAAATCCACCATTCAGTAAAAATCAGGACATTCGGCATGTAAGGCGTATGTATGAGTGTTTAAATCCCGGCGGTGTCCTGGCTGCAATAACTGGTCCTCACTGGGAATTTGGAAGTGAATCTGAGTGTAAGGATTTTAGACAATGGCTGGAGGATAATGGAGGGAAGAAATTCGAGATTGAAGAAGGCACTTTCAAGGAAAGCGGAACTGGAACTAAAACTATAGCAATAGTAATTAATAAGTGAGATGGGAAAGTTAAAAGTGTATTATGGATGGGCAAAGATAGGTAAGATTCGCAAGAAACGTGCAATATCTGTCATGTTCGAGAATGATGCACAGGGTTGCAGAAGTGACCGTGGGCAAAGATGTCTGAGAACGGTTCAAGACACCGTGATTGAAAGGTACCAGACGGATGAAGAAATGGCTGATGGGAAACGTCAGAACCGGATATTTACTGAGTACAGCCTGTTCATTGACGAGAAACCTATCAATGGTAGCCTTGAAAGATGCTTGCTGATTAACAGAGAAGCTGACAAGAACAATGTTTCTAAGGACATGAGTGAAAGAATCTCAGAGGCGCTTAGAAATGCTTTCCTTTTTTCAAATCCTGAGTATAAAGAACCTTACTCACAACTTGAATTGAAATTTGAATGATATGGGAAAGCAGGAAAGTATGGATGACTGGTTCCAGATGGCTAAGGATTTGGCCAAAGCTGAAAGGGAACTGAAGATTGAGCAATGGGTTGAAGTAACTATTTACTACGGATATGCAGAAAAACAAGTAAGCTTATATCACTACAATCTTCCCCGTGAGATGTATTTCCGGTACCAATGGGTAATCAGATGGAGGATGGCGAAATTACAGTGCCAATACCCCAAACAGATTGTATCTACAAGCCTGTACTTCTACGACAAGCGTTCAGGAGAGTCGCTTGAAGTGAGTTCTTGCCTGTCTAAACTGATTTCTGCAAAAGCCAAGATAACAAAAGCAGAACGCAAGATGAATGAGTACATAGAACACAACCGTAAGAACAATCTGTTCTTTGACGAGAACACGGATGAGGAGCTGGTTAAGTTTAGAGAGAAACTGGAGCGCAAGAAACTCGAGTGTGCAGAGTGCGAAAAGAGGCTTGAACAACTTGTAGAAAAAAGGAGAAATAATAAATGAAAACGAAATTGTATTACTTGTTCCTGGCAGTCATGTGGTGGCTGCTGGGATAAGTGGAAAGGAGATAAAATGAAACGAGTGTATAAGTATGAGGTCTTTGGCGTAACTTACTATGAGGGCATCTCCGAAGGAACTTCCGATACGTTTGACTCATTAAAAGATGCCAAACATTTTGTGGAAAAAGCTCATAACGGAAGATTTCACAAGATACATCAAACAATCTTCAAGTATGAAGAAAGGAACGGAGAACCCTATCGGTACGTAAAAAGACTTTGGTTTCTTAAAAAAGGAAGGTGGTACTCTACCAGAAAGGTTCATAAACAACTTTTATTCATGGAAATATGAGACGAACAATAAATACAATACCAAAGCAGGAATATGACGATCTGATGAAGTATGCAACTTTAAGAATGCATAGGAAAATCCAAAGGCTGGCAGACGAAGAGATTTCAAAGATGCGAGAAGCTGACAACAAAGGTGACTACGAGAAAGCAGAAGTACACGACTTCAATTCACGAGCGTTGTCTCGCATGGCCGATATGTATTATGAAATAATCAAGAGAGAGGATTAAAATATGAAACAAGTAAAAGTAAAAATAGAGACAACAGTAGAAACCATGTTAGGTGATAAGTCTGTAAATGAATTTCTTGGTGATGTTGCAGATATATGTCATACATCATTGGAATACTCAACATCAAAAAATGAAGGGTGTGAGACACTCTATGAGGACCAAGAATATGAAGATTACAGAAATGATATGGAAGACAGGGTATCTGTACTTGAAGGTGCACTCTGTCGGATATTGGGTTTATTGGAAGATTAAAAAAGACTGCCCTAGAATTAGAGCAGTCTTTAAGTGTGGGCAGACAGGGAATCGAACCCCTTGTAGCGCTATTAAATTTCAGGTCATGAAGTTCCAGCTCATTTCATTCAAAGTCGAGTACTGCCCAGCATGCTACAAACCCACCTCTTCAAAAGTTTTCCAAAACTATCCATATCGTTTAAGTTTTTTATGAAATTATACGCGCTAATCTCAGCCATTGCAAACTGGAAAAAGGTAGGCAATGAGCAACCAAAAGAATGGACTGAAATCAAGCATAACCCTACGTTTAACCTTGATTATAGCGCAAATATAATGTTTGAATTTAAAAATAACAAAAAAGTGAAAGCAATATCCATCAAACAACCGTGGGCAAGCCTAATCGCTCACGGCATCAAAGACATCGAGAACCGTACTTGGAAGTGTCCTCAGAAGCACATCGGCCAAAGGGTGCTTATTCATGCAAGCAAAGGTAAAGGAGATGGTTGGGTATTAAATAAAGAGCAAGGGTTAAAACTACAAATGCATCCCTCCAATCTTAAAAGTACATTCTATGATGATTTACCTTTTGGTGCCATCATCGGAAGCGTGGTTATAGCCGACTGCGTACAGAACCATCCTTCAGTCTGGGCTGAGAAAGGCTGCTGGAACTGGGTGCTGAAAGATGCGGTACTGTTTGATAAGCCGATTATGAATGTGAAAGGAAAACTTAGTTTTTGGGAGTTTTCTTGTTTCTTATTTCTGCTAATTTTATTCTAAGCAATTCTCCAGGCGCCATAATTGTAGGGAAAAGTACCCCCAATGCAATTTCCTTTAATGCCAATATGATATTAAATGAGTATTCTTCAATAAAAATCATTAATATGAGTTGATAAGTAGTGAAAAATATTAACGCTATAGTTGAAGTTATAAAGTTTAATCTTGTAATACATTGGGCGTTATAGTCTATTAAGCGATGAACAGGAAACCAAAAAATTAATAATGCAGTTGATAAGAAATAGAACAAAGCAGAATAGCATAATGTCCCTCCAATTGATAATATAATCTCTTTAGAAAGTGGATAGTTTTTAAATTCCGGTATTATCAGGAAGCATATTAAGTAAATAATTAATGCGTTACATATGAGAGTTATTATTATAATTTTCCAATATACTCTTAATGATGAGAATAGTTTTATCAATGCATCCATATCACAATTTAATTAAATATACCAACAAAAATATGATATATTATTGATATATGAAAATCTTACTGACAACCCTTGTCAGTGCTTTGTGAATACCCGGTAACTGCTTTGTGGCGGTTATCGGGTATCATATTTTCAACCAATTAAGAACCAATTATTATGAACTTAAACAAATTGAGAGATAAGGCCTACCAGTGCGCGATAGCTCACGGATGGCATGAAGAGAATCTGAGTGATGAACACTTCCTTTGCCTGGTCATATCCGAACTTATGGAAGCGGTGGAAGCGGACCGGAAAGGGAAACATGCGAAAGTTGCAATGTTCAAAGAATGGCAAGGGAATAGCGTTCCATTGACCGAAGAAACTAGGAAAAGGAGATTCATGGAAGACTTTGAGGCATTTATCAAAGGGACTGTCGAGGAAGAACTTGCCGATGCCTGCATCCGTCTGCTGGATTTGGCTGGATTGAGAGGATATGATTTGGATAGCTTTGACTACGAAGGAAGCGATACGGAAGATTATTCTGATATGACCTTCACGGAGTCCATGTTTAGAATCTGCGTCTATGTCACCGACAACTTCTACCGGGATGAACTATATATCCTCCTAAATGAGATATTCGCTTTCTGTCGGGACAGAAATATCGACATCTTCTGGCACATCAAGCAGAAGATGAAATACAATGAACTACGTCCATATAAGCATGGAGATAAAAGCTACTGACTATATGAAACACGTATTCTACGCATTAATCATCATACAAGCCCTGTACGAGCTTGTGAAGCTGTTCAGATATAAATCCCTATACCGACATGTAAAAGTCTTTCAGAAGATGGATAAGACAGCAAGAAGATGGTATCTGATGGCGCATCCGTGGCTTCATGTTGCATTCTTCATGGATACCATCGGACTTTTATTGCTTGGGATGGGATTGTTTTCAAGCCAGTGGGTGTGTTTCCTTGTTGTCCTGGCCATGAGTTTCAGTCAGATCCAAAAGCTAGGAGCATGGGCGGTATTCCTGGACAGTCTGGTAACGGTCATTGTGTACGCTTTCGCCATCCTGAACGCATATCACTTGGCATAAAAATAGGGAGCCAGCCCACACGATTAGAAGCCAACTCCCCCACACGATTATGATGCAAATATAAGAATTTCCAACTAAATAAATCGTGCTATGACAAAAGAATTTTCATCAATCGTGGAGTTGAAATCAATACGTGAACAGAAATCAAGGTTATCTGAACGTGAGCAGGAGTTATCCTCCCCTATTCTGACTGATTTTACTCTTATTCCGGAGATTTATGAGTGGTTCAAGGAACTGTTGGCCGGGATGGACTGTCCGCCCAATCCTGAGAGCGTCACCCAGCGGAAGAAGTTCCTCTTTATCATCTTGTTCCTGTTCGCTCCCAGCGTGCTTGCCGGCGGACGGCTGCCGAACGGCATCCGGGCAGAGATTTCCAGTGTGTTCCCGGATGTTTCCCCGTGTGTAATATCAAACAATATCGCTGATGTTTCCTTTATCTACCAGCAGTATAAGGATTTCCGGCAGGATATAGAGTATCTTTACAACGAAATTGTAGAAAGATTGAAGGTCAAAGGACTAATCAAGTAACAGAATGTTTCTAATGGGGATAAAGTCTCTATGCTTAAATTTTTATGTCTAACAAATTTAAATTTTAAAGCCGAGTCAGAAGAAGAACAAAATCAGGTTGGGAAATAGTTCGACAAGCCGACAGATTAGCTCAACAGCGTTATGGAAGTAACTCTGACAATCCTAATAATCTTGTAAATAGGATTGCAGGCAGGTATCTTGGGAACTTTAACAGAAGTGGAACCAGTTGGAATACACAAGTTTCAAAACGTACTTACATGGGACTTAATGATGGGTAATTAGTAAAAGAACTAATCAAGTAAAAAGCCGGAGCGTTATGCTTCCGGCTTTGTAATGTTATTATGTTGTTTAGGATTCTAATAAAAGAAGTTTTTCATTAATTATTTGAGCGTTATTCGTTGCTCGTATTATTATTTTGTCATTTAGAAGTATATCGAGAATAGACTCTTCTGTGCCATCTTCTTTTATAATTGGGAAAACCCATGAACCAAACTCTTCAACAAGATTTGGGAAAGATATAATAGCATATACAACCTTATCATTTGGTATAATTCCATTATTTCTAAAATATCTAACAGTATCCTTAATTTGTATTACCATTTTATTAGGATAGTCTGCTTCCTTTTTTTGGGCTTTTTCTAAATTTTCCGCATATTTTGTTTCAATAAATAACACCCATTCTTCTGTGTTACAATTTATAGGAAATAAAACGCATTCACATTGTTTGGAATATTTACTTCTGCTTATTGGTAAAGCATTCTTCTTAAAGCCATCAAAAAAAAGCTGTATATTTAGATCATTCTTCAGAGATACACTATTTATTAAGCCCGATTTAGCCCCAGAAATCTCAACATTTCCATCATTTTTCTTAGCCCAATCTGCAATATATAGATATGGATTATAAATATATACAAATGCATGTCTATTTCTTACTCGTCTGAATGCAAAAGATAACCTATTTTTCATAATCATTTGGATTGAAATAGTTGAGCATCGTATAATATTCGTTCATTGTTTCATTCATTATTTTATTAAAATAATGCTTCCCAATACTTTTGGTACTTTTTTCCTGTATGGAAACAATTTGACCATCATTGATTTGCCAAGCTGAAACCAATTTAGGATCAATCCAAGATTTATAGGATTCTAAAGAATTTGCTATTTCTTCAGGCATATTATCTTTTACTAGCCATCCCATCATGCAATTATTTAAAGCATATAATATATACGGGCTGTGAGTTGTAATAAATAATTTGTGATCTTTTTGTTGAATAATATTCAGTATATAATACAATAATTCCTTTTGTGTTGAAGGAAATAAATTTAATTCGGGTTCTTCAATATACAAACTTGTATAATTTGTTTTGATAAAATGTGTGAAATATCCCGATACTAATTTTACAAAATTCATACCTTCTTTAGGAATATGTATACCTTTATTGTTTTTGGTAACCTTTAATATAGAGTTCAAATATTCATTTATTCCTTTTTCGTCGTTTATATCAATTTCAGTATTAGAAATAGTATTTTGTATTGATCTCATTAAAATTTGGTATGTTAATTTAGCATCTCTTTCCTTGTTTTCAATATTATCGTCTTGACTTTTGTTATTATATATTGTTTCAGTAAAGTAGTTTAATAATATATATAAAGGAATCATAGACTGTTGACCACTCGAAGCATTTATTAATTGAATTTTATTTCCACTAGGTGTTTCTAAAAAATCTATATCTTGACTTTCGTCATAATAATACTTTGTATTAATGGCTTTTATATCTAATGTATGGTCTAATGTATATGCTTTTCTGGCCATATTCCAGTCTGACATAAAATTAAAAATGTTATTTTTAGGTAAATTTACTTGTTTCCAGTCATAAATCATGGATACTATATTTCGTTCAGCTGGTATGTATGAAATTTTAGTTCTGATGTAATCATATTGATTAATCCACTCAAAATTAGGACATTTATTGCTGTATTTAAAACTAAATTTCATAACAGACGACTCATAACATATTTCAGAATCATCATGGAAATATCCATCCAATTTATGGAAAATAGTCAAATTTGATATAAAATTATCATCTTTCAGAAAATAGTTAAATGATTGCTCTAATGAAACTTTTTTTTCTACCCAAGAGCAAAAACAAGCTATTTTATTAATAGTACTTTTACCTGAACTTTGTGGCCCAATAATTACATTGATTTTATTTAATTCAATATTTATATCTTTTATTGGGCCTACATTCCTAATTATTAATTTTGTCATAAATCTCAGTTTTTATTATTAATGATAGAACAACAAAATAATCTGTTAAGTTTGATTCTATCATATATTATTATGGGAATAATTATGTCAATAAACTAATGGACTTACATTTAAGTATAATAGATTAAACATTCAATTCTAGTAATCTCCTTAAATCTTCAAATGAGTGAACTTCATAAAGAGTTCCTTTCACTTTAACATAACCGTTTACTTCTGAGTCAGGTGTGTTTCTCACAAATAGTTCCGAAATGTCTATATCTAAAGCATTTGCAATACGCTCTAAAGATTGTAATTGTGGATAATCACCTCTCAAAGTCTTGTTAAGACTGATATCTGATATGCCCATCTTATCAGCTAATTCCTTTTGGGTAAAACCTTTAGACTGGCAAAGTTCTTTTATTCTTGTTCTAAAATCCATAATACTATATAGTTTTATAGCACAAATATAAGTTTTTATACTAAGTAATACAATGAAAGTCCTAAAATAAATCTATATAGTTTTACAATTAACATAATTTAAGCATATAAATATTGCATAATTAAACTAAATAGTATTACTTTGTTGTGTTGAATAAAACGAAGTAGTATAATTTAATTACACACGATTATGAAGACATTAAAAGAACAGGTAGAAGAAATTAAGAGCATGAAAGGTTCTAAGGCGGCAAAGAAAGCAGCTTTCGTCAAGTTGGGTTTGAGAAAGTATGAAGTTGAATTGCTTATGTCTGAATTGCCAAAGGCAATCAGAGAAACACACAAGTTCACTTTTGGGGTTGAAATTGAATGCCTGGTAGCTGCAAGCCTTATGAGAGAAAGTGCAACAAGAAACGAAATGCCTTTTCAGTATGAGGGTTATAATCACGTTGACAACAACCACTACTACAAGTTTGTATCTGATTCTTCTATCAGAGGTGAAAACCCTATTGAATGTGTTTCACCGGTTCTTACTGGTAAAGGGGGTATGAAAAGCCTAGAAACATGTTGTAAAGCTTTAAATGAGGCAAATGCACAAGTGAATATCTCTACAGGCTTACATGTTCATATCGGGGCTGCAACTCTGTCCGGCGAAGCCTATGTAAATGTGTTCAAGAATTATCAGAAACTAGAGAAGGTGATTGATACTTTTATGGCTCGTTCAAGACGTGCAAACAACAGCCAGTGGTGCAAGACTCTTCAAGGTATAAGCTTTGAATGTTGCAGAACGAGATATGATGTTCTAAATGTAATGAGAGGCAACAGATATTTTAAGGTGAATGCCTGTTCTTATGCCCGTCACAAGACTATAGAGTTCAGACAGCATCAGGGTTCTACAGACTTCGAAAAGATTTCTAACTGGGTTAATTTCTGTGCAAAGCTGGTTGCATGGTCAAAGAAGAATGTGCTGAGTTCAGAGATTAATTCAATTGACGAGATACCTTTCTTGACAAAGAAAGAAAAGTCATTCTTCAAATCACGTGCTGAGGTTCTTGCATGAGCCTCGCACGATTAAAATCAGAAATTATGTGTTGCATTATATATAAACCTAAAGGTGTTCAAATGCCAACTCTGGACACCTTAAATAAAGTTCAGAGAATTAATCATCATGGCTATGGTTTTGTATCATCTAAGCATAGATACAAGACAATGAACTATCAGAAATTTTTGGATCATCTATCTAAGGTCGGTATAAATGAAGAATGTATTATTCACATGAGATGGGCGACACATGGTTCTAAGTGTAGAAAGAACTGTCACCCGTTTGTCGAGAATGGCGTTTATTTTGCCCATAATGGCGTTTTGCCTATTCAGTCAGTAAATGATATGACAGACAGCGAAATCTTCTTTAGAAGCCAAGTTTACCCCCTTGTAATGAAATACGGGTATGAATCGAAAGTGACAGAATCCGTAATGATGGCTGCCGCTGGCAGTTCTAAGTTCGCCATGATGTATAAAGGAAAAGTAAAGCTGTATGGTGATTACACGAAATTAAACGGTGTGTATTATTCTAATTTGAGATGGCTATGAAATCAATAAACGTAAATGGTTGCAGCGTATGCCAGCCTGGTAGTGAAAACTATTGTACCTATACTACCAGATTAAGAGGCAAAAAAGTAAAAATGTATCAGTATGATTACAAAACAGATTCAGGTGAGTTGTTTACTTGTTGTGCCCCAACACTGGAAAAGTGTAGGGAAAAACGTGATGCATGGCTAAAAAGCAAACATTTGGCATAATGTTTCGTATGCGTTGAATCGTTGTTTATAATTGTCTTCATAATTAGGTATCTTTGTGTAGATACCATCGCGGGGTAGAGCAGTGGTAGCTTGCTACTTTGACTTGGTAGAGGTCGCGTGTTCGATTCACGCCCCCGCAACTAACATTTAAACTTTACACGATTATGGAAATACTTACGCTTATCATCAAACAGAAGTTTTTTGACGAAATATTGTCAGGCAACAAAACACAAGAATTCAGAGAAATTAGACCTACTACACAGAAGAAATACTGTCAGCTTGACGCTGATGGGTATTGTGTCGAGAAAGATGGTGTCTTGCAGCCTAAGCATTACGATGCTATCCAGTTCTTTGTAGGCTACAATAAAGACAGAGCCAGCGCACTGGTAGAAGTCAAGGATGCAAAGATAGAGCTGTTTGAAGATGAAAATCACAATCTGATTGAATACACCTATCAGGGTGAGATATATCTGGCAGCACAGGTCGTTTATGGCCTTGGCAGAATTATTGAAAAGCATGTTTAACCCTTTAAATTTTCGTTGAGTCAGAACAAACAGAAGCACATTTTCAACTGGTGGCTACCGTGGTGGCCGTAGAGGTTTGACTACAGAGAATGGTGGTCTCTCTCAGGGTGGCAGATTTATCACCCGAAGACAGCAGTATTATAACGTCCGCACAGGACTTGGCATGAGTGGCGGATAATGACACTGCAAGAAAGGACATACAGCCATATTGACCTCGTCAGACAGAAGACTGACGGGGCTTTGCTGTTTTTGTCCTTGGGTAAAGATTCTTTGGTTTTACTTGACATGATATATCCAAGGTTCGACAGAATAGTCTGTGTGTTCATGTATTTTGTCAAAGGTTTAGAGCATATTGAAAGGTGGATAGGTTGGGTAAAAGCTAAATATCCCAAAATCGAGTTTGTACAGGTGCCACACTGGAATCTTACTTACATTCTTCGTGGTGGTATGTATTGTGTGGCAAATCCAAAGATTAAACTACTTAAACTTGCCGATGTAGTGAAAGCTATGCAGCTTAAATACGGGCTGTATTATACTTTCTTAGGCATGAAGAAAGCGGACGGTATGAATCGGCGTTTAATGCTGAAAGGTTATGAAGCTAACGGGTATGAGAACAATGGCTTGTGTTATCCTTTGGCCGACTGGAAGCAGAAAGATATTCTATCCTACATGAGACAGAACGGGCTACCTGAACCAGTTAGATATTCACTCAAAGCCAGTTCGGGTGTAGGTTTTAACTTGGATTGTATGCTATGGCTGGAGAAAAATTACCCACAGGATTTACAGAGAATTTACAAAGTGTTTCCGATGGCTGAAAGAATCCTTTGGGAGCATAATAACAAACAAAATTAATAGGAGGAATGCAGAGTCAGAAGCAGAATATCAAATAGGACTATGAGTTATTTAGGCAATCCCTATACAGCTCAAAACATAATGTCTGGTTATGGATATAATCGACAACAGGTTGCTATTCTTAATCGTTCTCAGGCATTAAGAAGCAGAGCAACGACAGATTCTCAATTTCGTAGAATTTCAAGGGCTGCAGAAAACATGCACAAGGCTGCAGGAGTAGGTTTAAGTAATGGCTAATATGGAACTAAGCAAATACATTAAGAGTGAATCGGTGGAACTTAATCGTTCCGCCATTCACTTCGCTGATTATAACCCCAGGAAACTGTCTGAGGAATCCCGTAAGACATTGAAGCGGGGCATCAAGAAGTTCGGTTTGGTCGGTGGTATTGTAGTCAACAAACGGACTGGCCTTACTGTCGTATCCGGTCACCAGCGTCTGAGCGTGATGGATGAACTGCAGAAGTTTCCGGAAAACGACTACAGAATCCGCGTCGATGTCATTGATGTAGACGAAAAGCAGGAAAAGGAATTGAACATCCTGATGAACAATCCTAACGCGCAAGGTTCATGGGATTATGATGCTTTGGCCCGGTTGGTTCCGGATATAGATTACCAGGATGCTGGATTAACGGCCGCTGATTTGAATATGATAGGCTGTGACTTTCTTCTCCAGACAGAAGAAGAAAGTTCTGTTGCCGATGCTTTGGAGGATATGATGGCACCAGTCACCGAACAGAAAGAAGCTGAGAAAGCCGCCAAGCAGATGGAAAGAGCTGAAAAGGTAGCTCACATGAAAGAAGTAAAGCAGCAGGTGAAGAATGCAGCCCAGAAACAGGCACAGGATATGGACGCTTATCTGATGCTTTCCTTTGACACGTTCGAAGCTAAAGCAGCCTTCTGTGAAAGGTTCGGTTACGACCCCTACTCCAAGTTTATCAAGGGTGAGGTATTCGATGAACAGATAGAAAGAATTGAATGACAACATGAAATTTTAGGAGGAAAGCCGAGTCAGAAGAAAAACATATAGTCAGTTGTATCAACAGTCAAGACGAATAATGTACAACGCCGGAAGGCAATACGGGCTTGGTACAGACAGACAAAGAAGTATAAGAGACAGAACGAAGTCTATAATGGAAAGATATGCGGCCAGGATAGATAGCTATTTCTCAAAGAGAGGAATTGATATTTATGGTGATAAGCCTGTTTCTCGCCGCATTTATATGGGTAACAATAACGGATGATTAATTATGAAAAGTGAATCTCAAAAAAGCAAACATACAGGACGAAAGCCCAAATTCGATTACAAGAGTGAGGAATTCCTCTCTCAGGTGGAGACGTATGCCAAAAAGGGATTCACGGACAGAGAAATCGCTTTTGCGTTAGGCTTGGCTCCCCAAACGTTTTGTGAGAAGAAGAATGAGCACTCTGAATTATGCGAAGTATTAGCGCGCGGGCGTGCGACCATCACTGCAGCTGTACGTGCCAAGTTCCTTGCTGTAGCTTTGGGCGGTATCAAGACCAAGAGTACTGTAGTAAGAAAGCTGAAAGACCAGGACGGAAACCTGACCGGCGAAGAAGAGCTTCAGGTAAGTGAAAGCGAGCTGGCTCCCAACCTTCAGGCAATGTCTGTCTGGCTATATCATCACGACGATGAATGGAGGAAGGTTGAACGCCGTCAGGACGAAGACGCAGATATTCCAAAGGATATTAACCACGGAATTTCTATTGACTCATGGATTAAAGACAAACTGAAATGATTGTACCCCAAACGATATATCATCCGCTATATACCGATAGCGAGAAGTTTATCATTCTCATTACCGGTGGTCGTGGTTCGGGGAAGTCTTTCAATGCTTCCACCTTCATAGAGAGATTGACATTCGAAATGACTCCCACAGAGAAGATTGTCCATCAGATTCTTTATACCCGTTATACGATGGTGTCAGCCGGCATGTCTATCATTCCAGAGATGATGGAAAAGATAGATTTGGATGGAACAACGAAGTATTTCAAGACCACCAAGACGGACATCGTAAATCGGATGACCGGCAGTCGTATCATGTTCCGGGGTATCAAGACTTCTTCCGGGAATCAGACGGCAAAGTTGAAATCAATTCAGGGTATCACCACCTTTGTCTGTGATGAAGCAGAGGAATGGACCAGTGAGGAAGAGTTTGACAAGATTATGCTCTCCATCCGTAAGAAGGGAATCCAGAACCGGATTATCATAATTATGAATCCATGCGATTCGAACCATTTCATCTACAAGAAATACATCGAGAATACTCATCGGCTGGTGGATATTGACGGCGTCCAGGTACAGATTTCCACCCATCCGAATGTACTTCATATCCATACGACTTACTTCGACAATATAGAGAACCTTTCTCCTGAGTTCCTGAGAGAAGTCAAGGAAATGAAAGAGAAGAATCCGGAGAAGTACGCTCATGTGGTTATCGGTCGATGGGCGGACGTGGCCGAAGGTGCCGTGTTCAAGAAATGGGGTATTGTGGACGAGTTCCCCATGTGGTGCAAGAAGGTGGCTATCGGACAGGACTTTGGTTATACCAATGATCCATCGGCTTCTATCCGGTGTGGAATCATTGACAATGCGCTTTATCTGGATGAAGTGGATTATAGAACTGGATTACTTTCTGGGGATATTATAAAGACGCTACGCCCGTGGAATTTGAGAGTGATTGCCGACAGTGCGGACCCGCGACTCATCCAGGAGATTCATAACGGAGGGATTAAAATATACGCGGTAGAGAAAGGGCAAGGTTCTGTCAATGCCGGTATTGACAAGATGCAGGGAATGGAAATATTCATTACCAAGCGTTCTTATAACCTGCAAAGGGAGTTCAGAAATTATGTCTGGGCAAAAGATAAGGATGGAAACTACATCAACGAGCCGGAAGACCACGATAACCACGGTATTGACGCTGCACGCTACTATGTGCTGGGAGAACTTCTCGGTAGAATTATGAAACCCAAAGACGTTTCAGGAATATTTGGACATTAAACTTTGAGATATGACTATAGAAGAAATTTTAGCTATGCCGGAAGTAGAGAGAAAAATCTACTATCTGAAAAAAGGACGAAAGACCGAGCAACCAAACGCTCACGCTCTTTACAACGACTGGAATCCGAACAAGCACGAGATAGTGATAGATGAAGAGAAATACCCGAAAATTAAAATCACTACCCAGCCTGAGAAACGGATTACAGACCCGAAAACCGGGAAAGAATATGTTGAGCCGGCGGTCAGGAAAGAAGTTGACCCAAACAGGATTGCTCTTCCTATCGAGCAGGACATCGTGAACATTCAGACTGCCTTCACCGTTGGAACAGAACCGGTCCTTGATTGCCAGCCGGATGAATCGGAGGAGAATCTTCTTTCGGCCTTGAAGCAGGTGTTCAAGAAAAACAAGTTGAAATACCAGAACAAGAAAGTAGTCCGGGCATGGCTGGCCGAGCAGGAAGTAGCCGAATACTGGTATGTGGTGAAGGATGACGGCTTCTGGGCAAAGCTCAAACGAAAGATTTCAGGAATCTTCGGCAAATCAAAACCTGAATACCGTCTGAAGAGTGCCATCTGGTCTCCGTTCCGTGGCGACAAGCTCTACCCTTTCTTCAATGACCAGGGGGATTTGGTGGCCCTATCCCGTGAATATAAGAAAAAAGACCTGAACGATGTAGAGATTACCTGTTTCATGACCATTACCATGGACATGGTTTATCAGTGGGAACTGACAAGCAACTGGACCGATAAAGGTTCGTTCGCTCATGGATTCAAGAAGATGCCGGTGATTTATATGTACCGTCCGGAAGCATACTGTGAAAAGATAAAGAGCCTCCGTGTAAGACTGGAGAAACTTCTTTCAAACTATGCAGACTGTATCGACTACCACTTCTTCCCTATTCTCATGCTATTTGGTAACGTGGAGAACTTCTCCGGTGAGTTCAAAAACCGGGTGGTCGAGCTGACCGGCCAGGGAGCAAATGCCCAGTATCTTACCTGGTCACAGGTACCAGATACTGTCAAGTTCGAGGTGGAGACGCTGTTAAGTCAGATATACGGACTGACCAATACGCCCAGAATCTCTTTCGACTCCCTGAAGGGTACAGGAAACGCCGTTTCCGGTGTGACTTTCGACTATGTGTTCATGTCCACCCACCTTAATGTAGAGAATTTGAATGAAACCGTCGGCGAGTTCATGCAACGACGGGTAAACTTCCTTGTCTCCGCGTTGGGTTCCGTGAATTCCACCCTTGAAGAAGCCTCCGAGACTATTGACGTGGATGTGCAGATGCAGCCATACAAACTGGAGGACATCAAAGACAAGATAGACACAGCTATCAAGGCCAAGGACGGTGAAATCTGGTCTCAACAGCGGGCCATTACCTTTGTGGGGAACGTGGATGCAGTTCTGGATGAGATTGAAGCCATCAAGGAAGAGCAGGCTGAGAAGCAGAAGAACGACATTGAGAAACAGAAACAGCTTTCCTCTCTTAAAAGTGCTGGTAGCAAATCTGAAGAATAGAACAACCCAGTCAGAATATTTACGAGGATAATACAAAACAGAATGATATAAATCTAAAATATTGACTAATTTAATAGCGGTATCTTTCGAGGTATCGCTATTTTCTTTATCATAGTAAAAACATGAATACTTCTTTGTAATTATTCGTTATTTTACTATATTTGCATCGTAATTAAGTCTTAAACGCTATGAGCTACAAATCAGTTAAAGACGTTGTAACGCTGCTTACTGAAAATGGCTTTTGGTTCGTGAGGCAGAAAGGCAGTCACATGGTTTACACTGATGGTAGCCATGTAGTGATTGTCCCCGACCACGGCAAGAAAGGCGTTGAGAAAGGCACTTATTACAACATTCTGAGGCAAGCGGGGCTAAAATAGCCCCCGCCTCTTTTGTTTAATGATAAAAAGGAGGTAGTATGAGAACCGTAGAAGTGATTGTAGAACATGCTGGAAATAATCTTAGTGCCTATATTGAAGGTGCTCCGGTGATTACTGTCGGTAACGACGTGAAGGAAATCGAGAAGAACATGAAGGAAGCTGTTGAACTTTACCTGGAGTCATGCAAGGAGATGAACATCGCTTCAGTGGAAATTTTGCAGGGAGAGTTCACATTGAAGTTCAAGATAGATGCTGCCACCTTCATCAACTATTACAGCAGTATCTTTACCAAAGCAGCTTTGAGCCGGATAACTGGAATTAATGAACGTCAGTTATGGCATTATGCTGCTGGAGTACACAAACCACGTAAACAGCAATTGGAGAAGATTCAGAAAGGTATTAATGCTCTGACAGAAGAACTGTCTGCTATAAATTTGTTGTGATTATGATAGATACTAGAGAATTAAGAATTAATAATATTGTAAATGCTAATATAAATAATTCGTCAAGGTTTATTACAATAGTCGGCATACAAAAAAAGTCTGTTGCAGAAGAGGCATTGGAAGAAACTGATAATCCTAGGTATCCTTACGATTATAAATGGATTTCTGCCAACAATATAGAAGCAATACCTCTCACTAAGGAAATTCTGATAAAAAGCGGATTTATAGAAAGGCAACCTAAGAATGAAAATAGTTGTTCATCGTTTTATATTGATAAATTAACTCTATATCCTAGAACTGTTGATATGAATAGTTTTTATTTGGAACATTATGATATTGATATTAAGTTTTTGCATCAACTTCAAAATATTTATTTTGATTTGACCAATGAAGAGTTAATTATAAAATTATAACTTGCTATTTTTTAGCGTGATTGCTTTAGCAGTCACGCTTTCTTTTTGCCTAAAAACGAACATTCTCTTAATTGTTTCGTATCGTTAGCCTTAAAATTTCCCCTTCCCTTTCTCTATAAGTAAATTTACCGTATGAAATTATTAATCAAACTCATACGGTATGACAATCTTTGAACAAATCTTGGCAGGACTGCAACAGAAATTCGCTGGGGTGGACACTGCCACACTCACCCGTATCGCCACAAAGAAGGCAGAGGGTGTAACGGACGAAACGAAGGTGACCTCCATCGTTGAGGGTATCTCATTTCAGGACGTGATGCAAAACTATGGTGATTTCCGTGCAGGACAAGCGCAGACTTCCGCTGTTTCAAACTACGAGAAGAAGCATGGACTGAAAGACGGGAAACCAATCGAGAATCCGAAACCAGAACCACCGAAACCAAACGACCCTCCAAAGCCACAGGAAACGGACATCGCAAAGATGATTGCCGATGGCATCGCCGCCGGTATCAAGCCGTTTGCCGACAAGCTGGCCAAAATGGAGGAAAATGAAGCGCAGGCGCAGCGCAATTCTCAGATTTCAGCAGTGGCGAAGAAGTATGGTATTCCCGAATTTATGCTGAAAGACCGCAACATTCCTGAAAACACGGACTTGGATACTTATTTCAAGGACATGAAGCAGGATATGTCTAACAACGGGTTTCAGTTCTCCAAAGCTCCTGAAACTGCCGAACAGAAGCAGGAGAAGGAAGCAAGTGAGTTCGCCAAAATGATTGAGGCGGACACAAAATCTATTGTCGAACAACAAAACAAGTAATTTATGTCAGCAGGATTTAAGTACAACATTGAGCCTGAACCGTCCATCGAGGAACGCTATGATGTTTCTACCGGTGTAAGACGCAGAGGGCCTTACAAACTGGATACGGCCAACCTTGTCGCTGGTTCGTTTCTTCCATCCTTCACTCCGATTGCCGCCGACTTAGTAAAGAAAACCGCTCAGGTGGCCATCCGTGTAGAAGTCTATGAAAAGTTTACCACCGGCTCCAATACCACTTTGAAAATCAAGAAAAACTCTTTGGCTTATGTGGGTATGCATCTGGGTAATGGTTCTCATGGGGCTACCATCAACAGTATTGACAAATCAAACAAAGATTTCGATAAGTTGACGCTGTCTGCCGACTTTGGCGAAACATTGGAAGCTGGTATTGTACTCTATGAAGCTACAGCGGTAAGCGGCACAACTCCGAAAGTCATTGCTAACTCAGCCTTGTACGGAAGAGTACAAGTAGAAGAAGGAATTGTATTAGTTGCTCTTTTGATGCGAGCATTCGAGATTGAGCCTACCAAATTGGTTATGCCTTTCTCTGACATTGACAAGGCCAACATGCCGCATTTCCAGTTCAACGCTCCTGACGTTACTCAAAGTGGAAAGGCTGTAGTTGCCAAAGCGTCTTCCAGTCAAGATGGCTTGATGAGTAAAGAAGACAAAGCTAAATTGGATGGTATCGCATCCCAAGCCAACAAATTCACTTTGTCTGCAGCAACATCTTCTGCTCTCGGAGGTGTAAAGCAGGGTGTTAAAGTGGATGATGCTACTGGGCAGGAAGATGCACATACAAAATTGAATGCCCTTCTGGCATCTTTGAGAACAGCAGGTGTAATTGCAAGCAAATAAAGAAAGGAGGTAAAACATGATGCTAACTATTCATACTCTGTTTAATGACCCCAATATCGTAAACGCCGTTATCCAGCGCGTCCTTCAGACTCGTAAGGATACAATCTACTGGCAGCAGTATCTTGATTTCCGTAGAACGACTACCCGTGTATTCAAGGACTACATCGGTCAGGTTACTGGAGTGATGGCCGGTTCTATTAACTCACGATACGGCGAGAAGCCTATCCGTGAACGCCGGAATATCGGTTCAGGATATGGTGAAATCGCTTATCTTGGCGATGCTTACCAGATTTCCATTGACCGCCTGTCCGAACTTCAGGACTTGATTGACAAGTTTAACGCAGCTAAACCTGCTGACCAGGTAGCAGCCATGCAGGAAATCGTGAATTTCATCTATGACGATTACCGCCAGGTACTTTTGGCAGCTCACAAGCGCATGGATATTATCGTAGGTTCACTTCTGATGACCGGAGAAGCAGCTGTTAAGAACAAGGACGACAATGCCGGAGGCGTTGACCTTCTCAACATTGAATTGCCGTTCAAGTTCATCAAGCCTGATACTGGTGCGAAGACGAACTTCATCACCTATTTGCAGCAGCAGATTAATGCACTGAAAGCGGACTACGGTAATTTCCAGAAGATGATTATGTCACGAGGAACTTTCGTGAAGAATATCATCGGGTCGGCTGAGTTTGGTGACAAGTTCAAGATGCAGCTTACAGGAAATGAGATGTATCTTTCAACTGGTTTGATTACATCTCAACTGGCTTCCCAAGTATTCACTGGCATCGGGCTTCCGGCCATTGAAATCAAGGAAGATTACGTGAAAGACCAGACCGGGAAGAACGTGCAGATTTATGCAGACGACCGTATCACCTTGCTTCCGCAGGATAAGGTCGGTTATATGCGTTTCCACACTCCGTACGAAGCAGTGGACGGCGTACCGGGACGTAACTACACCCAGGCAGACGGCGATATGCTGATTTGCGGCTACAAGGATGACAACGGACGCTATCTGGAATACACCGCCGAGTGGATTCCGCAGATAACGAACCCGAATCTGATTGTGAACTTTGATTTGTCAACCATGGACGCATGACAGTAAACGACTACATATCACAGAAGTTTCAGACCTTCGGCATCAACTTGTCGGAGGCTGACCTTTTGGAGATAAGTTTGTCTTCAGAAGTAAGCGGAGAGGATGAGATGGGCCCGTCAAACATCGGACTTGTTTCGGTGTCTATGGCGAAGTTTATCCCCTCTCTTCTACTTCGTGCTACTTCCATCAGCGAGAACGGTTTCTCTATGTCCTGGGACACCAAAGGCTTGAAGGAATACTACTCATTCTTGTGCAAGAAGTATGGCCTTGAAGACACACTGTCAGATAAACCTAAAGTCAGATTCCTATGATATTCGCGCCACATATATTACAAATCAAGGTTACTACTCCAATGGAAACAGACGAGTTCGGCCGGCCTATTCCCGGAACCGGTGGAGAAAGCTGGCAGGACGTATGTAAGTGCCGGTGTGATGATAACTCCACCAAGGAGTTTACTTCGGAGAACGGCGAGGTGTACCGACCGAACTATCACATAGTCTGTGAAAAGAAAACCTCCCTGAAGGCTGGCGATGAAGTCAGATGTATGGATGGCGATAATACCAGGGGAACTGGCAAGGTTTATACGGTAAAAAATACTAACTATTTTGGTTACTCAGAGATATGGCTGTAAAGTTTGATTTTTCGGACGTGGACAGCTTTTTCGACCAAGGTTATGCCGAGGTGAAAGCTGTAGAAGAGAGGGTCGGAAAGGAAGCTGTCGATTATGCTATAAAGAACGGTAGTTATCAGAACCGGACCGGAACGCTCCGTAAGTCAAACAAGTATTCAGTTGAGGATGATGGACTGGTGATAAGAAACGATGCTGAGTATGCCTCACACGTGGAATCCAAAGGTTACGAAGTTTCAACTGGTGCAGCCTTATTTGCTGAGAGACGATTAAAGGAGGAAATCAAATGAAACGAATATTCAAGCATGAACTGATGGTCGCAGACCACTCAAAATTATGTCTGCCTATCGGAGCAAGAATATTATCTATTCAAGCACAACGGAATGCAATTTGCTTGTGGGCAGTAGTAGATGAATGTCAAAAAGAATTGTGTTTAGTGGATATTTTTATGTATGCAACAGGACAAAATATATCTGATAAAGATTTGTCAGACAAAAGATTTGCAGGTACTGTTCAACTTGGAGAACTGGTTTTTCATGTATTCCTTCAGTATGATAATAATATTCAATATCTTATTGTATGATAGTAACTACTGACATAGCGAACATTCTCTACCGTGACTGCAAGTCTTGCGGGATTGATATCGTTCCCCATGGCAAGAAGCTGACAGGGGCGATAAAGTCCGAAAGGATTGTCATTCACGCCAAGAAGCAACAGCCGGGCACATACTGGAAGAAATCTTTCGTCGAGGTGAACATTTGTGTTCCCGATTTGAAGGAAGGCGAAGCCAATACCATCCGGCTGAACGAACTGGAGAAGCAGGCACAGGGATTGTTTGACGGTGTTACCGGTCGCTATGACGATACAACCTATCATTATTCTATCGAATCAATTGGAACGGAGGAGGACACTGCTTTAAAGTGTCACTATGTGAATGTAAGAATTTTGTTTGAAGTTTTAAATGTGAAATAATATGGCAGAAGCAAAGAAAGTCACAGCCGCGAATATCAAGAAGCTTTGGTATGGCGAAACAAGCGAGATTACCGCAGATTTGACAGGACAAGCCTTGCATACTCTTTTACAGGGTGAAGCATTGAAAGAAATCAAGAATATCCATCAGGATACATGGACGATTGAAGAAGCAGAAGCAAGTCGTACAAATTACAAGAACCAGCTCACGAATCAGACTTATCGAAGTGATAAGGAAATGGGTGATGTTACTGTAAACTTCACTATTGGAGAATACGACTATCCTACTAAGAAAGACCTTATGGGTGGTGATATTATTAACACTGATAAGGGTTGGAAACGAGCAAGAGGCAAGGTAAACATTGAGAAGTTACTTGTCGCTTTGACTGACGATGACCAGTATTGTGTGATTCCCCGTGCTGACATCGGTGCACGTGAAGCCACAACAGACAAGGCTGTCGGTATTCCTGTAAGTGCGGTGGAACTGGAACCACAAAATGCAGAAGTTGCACCGGAATACTGGTTTGACTCATCTGAAGTAACAGCAGGTGCTTAATGCCTATCCAATAGGTAGAGATTGAATTCCATAACAGGGGTGGGCTTTATGGCTTCACCCCTTAATTTTTATCTTTTATCAGAATGAATCAAGGAGCAAAAATAGTAACTGAATCCATTATCGGAAGTGATTTCAGAACGGTGTTTGTCGCTGGGAAAGCCTACACGGTCTACCCTCCTACTATCAACAAACTGGCCGGAGCAATCTCCCATTTGTCAGGTGTACAAGAAGCAGACAATTTGAAAGAAGTTCTGCTCTCCCTGGGAGAAAGTGAGGCCTACAGCAAGGCTCTCTCTTGGCTGATAGCTGGTGACGAAAGTTTAAGTGAAGAACTGGCAAAAGGAACATACGAAGAAAACGTAAATGCTTTAGATGAAGCACTCTCTATGATTGACTCAAAGGTTTTTCTCAAAGCTGTCAGCTTGGCGAGGAACGTAAGCCTGCTGGCAGCGAAACCGAGGTTGTAGGGAATGATACTCTATTGGGACAGATAGCGTCGTTCATGGAAAATCTGCATCTGTCATACCGGGAAGTGGTCTATGAGATACCATACAGGAATTTAGTATTAATGCAGCGTGACAAGCTTCATACTGTAACCGGGACAAAAGTCACGAAGGTGAAAGGCAAGGATATGGCTTCACGCAGAAGAAGAAACAAGAAATAGATATGGCTCTATTAGAATGTTAAAAAGCAACAGAAACGTTACTTTTTTACGTTACAAAGCTTGCTTAATAGTAACGAAAATGTTACCTTTGCATTGTCAATTAAAAGTTCTTTGATTTATGAAGTTTTCAGAGTTTTACAAATTGATTGAGTCAGCAGGCTGGACAATCGAAAAGGGAAAGAAACATCACAAGTATGTTCATCCCGACTTTGACTACTTTATCCCTGTAGGCAGACATCCAGCCAAAGAGATACCTAAAGGTACTCTTGACAGCATGATGAAAAAGGCGGGGTTAAAGAAGTAAAAGAACAGCACCCACTTCGGTGGGTGCATTTAATTGACAAAACTTAAAATACACGATTATGAAGAAGATTCAGGCTATTATTGAAAAAGCAGATGATGGAGGAATTTCTATCTATTCTGAAGATGTAAACGGTGCGTATGGCTTTGGGCTTACAGAACAAGAAGCGAAAGAGGACTTTGTTTCTGTTTTAGAGGAACAGGCAGAATATTACAAAGAAAAACATGGTGAATTTCCAAGTTGGTATAAAGCTGGCTATTCTGTGGAGTATGTGTATGACTTAAGTGGATTTTTTGAAGCGTTCCCTTTTATTAATGCAAGTAAGTTTGCAAAGGAAATAGGTATAAATGAATCTGTAATGCGAAAGTATAAAGGAAAGATAATTACAGCATCAGAAAAGCAAAGAGCTATCATACAATCAAAATACAATGAGATACTTAAAAGAATGGCAAATGTCAAGTTTTGATATTCCAGCCGTGAGGCTCTGATATAAATTAAAGAACAAATTGACAATCGGGCGCATCATAATGGTGCGCCTTTTTTGTTCTATTCCGAGATGGAGTCTAATTATTCAAAAATAGAAGTTAAATTACACGACAATTGCCAAGTTGTTTCGTTTTTGATTTCAAAAAGTCTGAATACTATTTGCTTATATCATAATTTTAAGCATTAATATTTAGATTTTTATTTATGGCAACACTCGTATTCCGTGTATCAAGTGACTGGGAACAGGTCGTAAAGCTAAGACAAGAATGTGAAAAGCTGGAAGCCCAACTCAAAAAGATGGACGTGAACAAATCTCCGGCAGCGGCAAAGGCTTTGGAAACCCAATTGGCATCTGCTCGCCAACAAATGATGGGGCTGGTAACCGAGGCGGCTAAAGTTGGAGCTACAATGGAGCGTGATTTCAAAAATGGAATTTACAGCGCTTCACAAACAATAAACAACCTCTCTGCAAATATTACTTCACAAAGGGGTGTCATTAGGCAATTACAAAATGAGCTTACTTTATTGAAAGAGAAATACCGAGAAACTGTAAAGTCGGGTGGTAATACCAGCGGTATGTCGGAGCAGATAAAAGCTCAAACCGATAAGTTAAGGGAGCAGAAAGATATTTTGTTTGGACTTACTCAACAGCAGGCAGAAGCCCGTCTTTCAGTAAAGAGACTGAAGGATGAATATGCAGCTTTTAAGGAAGAAGCCGGCGAAACGGTCGAAGCAAATGAAAAGATGTCCGTTTCCTTAACCAAAGTACTTGGTGTAATAGGTGGAGTAACTGCCTTGAAAAACTTTGCCACAGAACTTGTCAATGTACGAGGACAATTCCAGCAGCTTGAAATTGCTTTTTCAACCATGCTGAAAAGTAAGGAAAAAGCAGATAAACTGATGTCGGAACTGGTGGATATTGCCGCAAAGACGCCCTTTGACCTTCAAGGGGTGGCATCATCTGCCAAGCAAATGATTGCTTATGGCTCGTCAGCCGAGAATGTGGGTGATGAGCTTGTAATGTTGGGGAATGTAGCCGCCGGTGTTGGCTCCCAGCTTAGTGAAATAGCCTATCTCTATGGCACATTAAGGACGCAAGGAAGGGCCTATGCGGTCGATATTCGCCAGTTTGCAGGACGTGGTATTCCCATCTACGAGGAACTGGCAAAAGTGCTTGGTGTGACAAAAGATGAAGTTTCCGGTTTAGTAAAGGAAGGCAAGGTAGGATTTAAAGAAGTAGAACAGGCCTTCAAAAATATGACTAGTGAATCAGGAATCTATTATAACCTGATGCAAGAACAGTCTAAGTCTCTTACAGGTCAGTTGAGTAACCTTGGAGATGCTTGGGATACAATGTTGAATGAGATTGGAAAAGATACTCAGGGAATTGCTTCTGCAGGTATTTCAGGATTGAAAGGTCTTATTGAGAACTATGAAACTGTTGGTAAGATTTTGATAGGACTGATTGCTACATACGGAACATATAAAACCGCTCTTATTGTTGTGCGAATAGCTCAGGATACATTAACGGCCAGAATGGAACTTGCAATACTGGTTACTAAAGCTCAAACGATAGCCCAAAAGGCTTTGAATACGGTTATGAAAGCTAACCCGTATGTACTGGTAGCTACGGTTCTTGCTGGGCTTGTTGCTACTATGTGGGCCTTTCATGACAGCACAACCGCATCGGAAAAGGCACAGCAAAAATTCAATGAAGAACAAAAGAATTTTGCGAATCAGGAAGAGGAACGCAAGAAAAAGATAGAAGAGCTGATACGCGTTATCCAAGATGAGACAGAAACAGAGTTTTCAAAGATAAAGGCCTATGAGGAACTGCAAAGGTATTCTCCTGCACTTTCTTCTGCTTATACCCGTGAACAACTGGCTGTACTCAATCTTGCAGAAGCAAATAAAGAACTGAATAAGGAACGAGACAAGAACAGTTATGAAAACATACTAAAGAATATACAACAATGGGAGGAGAAAATAAAATCATTAAATGCTTCTTTAAAAAATGCCGGGCAAGGTGCCCCATTAATTGCTTCACAAATAGAATCAGCAAAAGCAAATCTTAACAAGTGGGAATCAGCCCTGAGCGAATATAATCGACTGAAAAAGGAAACAGAGGAAAACTCGAAACCTGTAGAAGTCAAGCTAATGGAAGCAAGAAGTAATCGTGAGCAGATTATACGCGAATACAATATAGCAAGACAAATATTGCAGGAAGAGCAAGAAAAAATTAAGAATTTTCCTTTTGCAACAATTCCTATTGACGTTCAAATACGGTTCAATAATGCGCAAGCAGCGCTAAAAGGGATTGACGGCACCATATTTGGCCTGGAATCGCAAAGGGAAGCATCGGAAAAGTCGTATCAGCAAGCATATAAAGAAGCAAAAGCTGTTTACGAAGCAAAATTAAAGGCTGTAGAGGATGCTAAAAAAGGTACTGAGTCAGCCTATAAGAAAGCTGTAGAAGAGTTGGAAGCGGCAGAAAAATCATATAAATCGCTCGGTGGTATAACAGGAGACACTCTGGCCAAACAAGAGAATGATGCGAAGAAAGATGCCGAGCGACAAAAGAAAGAGCAGCAACAGGTTGCAGAAGAACTCCTTCAGCTTCGCAGGACCAATCAGCAGGAAGAAATCAACCTGATGGAAGAAGGTTCTGAAAAGAAGCGCAGACAGATTGAGCTGGATTACCAGCGAGAAATCGATGAAATTAGGAAACAGCGCAAAAAATGGGAAGATGCGCAAGGAGGAAAGCTTACGTCTGAACAGCGGGAAGTATTAGGAAGTCGTGCGTCTAATGCCATGCAGTCACGTGAAAAAGGGCTGGCCGAAATTACGAAAGCCGAATATCAGGCTGCAATCGAGGCTAACGAACGTTACCTGAAAAGCTACGGTACATTTATGCAGAAACGTGATGCAATCATAGCTGAGTACACCCGTAAAATCTCGGAGGCTGCTACTCAGGGAGACAAGGACATACTCCAGAAAGAAATGGATAAAGCTCTCTCCTCTCTTGATCTTGAGAAGCTGAAACAGGGAATCAATTGGGAACTTATCTTCGGTGACTTGGACAAGGTATCCAAAGAATCCTTGAACAAGGTAAAGCAGCAGCTTAGGGACTTCAAGAACTCCGAAGAATACAAGAACATGGCCGTTGACCAGAAGAAGGTCATTGACGAGGCGTTAAGCAACATCCAGTCAACTCTTATCGACAAAGGAGGATTGCTGGCCGACCTACCCGAACAGTTAAGCGAATTGGCCAAGGCACAGGAAGAACTGTCACAAGCTCAGGAGGAATACAACGAAGCCATGAGAAGCGGAACAGATGAACAGAAAGAAGCGGCCACGAAGAAACTGAATGATGCCCAGAAAAGACAGCAGAACGCTCAGATCAATGTACAAAAGTCGACAGATAAAACGACAAGCAACCTTGTCACATTGTCGAACGTCATTACCCAGCTTGGTTCAAATTCTGAAATTTCACTCTCTCAGGTCGGTGATTTGGCCGGAAATATAGTAGACATATTTGCAGAAGAGAGCGAGAAACTTGGAGGTATAATTGGAGCTGCATTTTCTCTTTTAGATGCCATCGGAACACAGGGGTTGGATGGTTTCGTAGGTAACATATTCAGTAGTGTCTTTAAGTCTGTAGGTGGAATATGGGATACCCTGACTTTCGGCGGATTCAGCAAACTCTTCGGTATTGGAGGAAACGAAAAAGAAGTGCAGGATACTATCAACAGACTCACGGACAGAAACGAAAAGTTGCAGTCTGCCATCGAATCCCTTACGGAAGAAATGAAGTCCAGCAAGGGAAGCGAGAAATCCGTAGCAGAGTACAATAAAGCCATCAAGTATCAGGAGGAATACAACAAGAATGTCCTTGCAAAAGCGCAGGCTAATGCTGGCTATCACAGTAAACATCATAGCTGGGCCTATTACATGGGCTGGTCGGAAAGTGACATACAATGGATTCGGGAAAATGTCATGGCAGAGTTCACAGGTACAGATTCCTTGTGGCAGATGTCGCCGGAGCAGATGGACTTATTACGTCAGAATGTAGACTTGTGGCAGAAAATGGCCGATTCAGGGAAAGGAGGCTATGGGAATGGTGTCGTTGAAGCACTAGGTGAATATGCAGATCTGGCCGGAAACCTCGAAGAACTGAAAGAAGGGCTTTTCGAACAGCTTACCGGAATAAGTTTTGATTCCATGTATGACAGTTTCATAGATACTCTCATGGATATGGATGCCTCGGCGGAAGATTTTGCGGATAACCTATCCGAATACTTTATGCGTGCCATGCTTTCAGATAAAATCGGTAACATGTACAGCCAGAAGCTGGAAGACTGGTGGAACAGATTCGGTGAAAGTATGAAGGACGGAAACCTGAGTGAGAGTGAACGTAATTCACTCCAAAACGAATATATGGGGTACGTGAATGAAGCATTGAAACTACGGGATGAACTTGCCGCAGCTACCGGATACGACAAGGCTGGCAGCAGTTCCCAGCAGTCGGCCTCCAGCCGCGGATTCGGTACGGAAATGACGCACGAGGATGCCGGGGAACTGAGCGGGCGGTTCACTGCCGTATATGAGTCCAATCTTCGTATTGAGACGGCAGAACAGCAGCAAACGGTAGCCATTACCGAACTGCGAGGCTCCATCGGTTCCTTGACATCACAAGTAACCGGTCTGTACAACATTGCCGACGAGACACGTACTATCCTGGCCAATTCCTATCTGGAGTTACAGCAAATCAGAGAGAATACTGAAGACTCAGCCAAATACTTGAAAGATATTAAGGCTGACATCGCCGAAGTGAAACGTAATACAGCAAGACTATGACAGGAGATTTATTTATTAACGGGAAGGATGCCTGGAGCACATGGGGTGTCCGCATGGGTGACGGTTTTCTCGATGCTATCGACGGATTCAACCAGATGAAAGACTACATCGAAGATGAGAGCCGTCTGGAGCACGGGAAGCGAATAATAACCGAAAATGCAAAAGTAGCATCGCGTGAAATCACTCTCCAGTTCACAATAGAAGGAGGCTCAGAAGGTGACTATCGGACAAAGAAGAAAGCCTTTCAGTCAGAACTGGAGAAGGGAGCCGTAAACATCAAAATCCCCGCTCTTGGGAGCGAAGTCTTCAAGCTGGTTTACCTGGGGAAAAGCATCTCTTACGGGTTAAGTATTGACAGGTGTTTCGGTAAGGTTTCAAGTAAGTTTTGCGAACCGAATCCCATGGACAGAAGCGAATAACAAACATTTCCTTTATTGTTTCAAATGGAAGTCCGGATTTTTAGGGCTTCCATTTGTTATTTATGAACTTTGGGGATATGATTGAAATTAAGGACATATCCGGAAAAACAAGGTTCTCTACCCCTATCAACAAAGGGGCGAAGGGAAAGTTTACACTGATGAAAGAGGACTACATCGTTCTCCCATTCTCCGTGCCTGAACCGATATATTTTAAACTTGGAGACTATGTAGACCTTTCTGGGGTTCTGGATGATTCACTGGGCGGCTTACTTTCAAAAGTATATGAGGTAACAGACCTGCAGAAACCTTCTTTCAATGCTTCTACCGGTGGATATGATTATGAGCTGAAACTGGATGCTTACTATTGGAAGTGGAAAAACAAAATTTTCAAATACACTCCTGAACATGCTGGATATGAAGCGTCATGGTCTCTCACCGCAGCCCTTGATGTACAGCTTGGTGTGTTCTTACGTAACCTGAAAGCTTTGGGATATACCTATAAGGGAAAAGAATTCGTATTTGAAATAGATTCAACAGTAGAGAATAAGGCAGTTGCAATGACGTATGACAATATGAACCTGCTGGATGCCTTATTCTCAATGGCGGGTGAGGATAAGTGGAACTGTGATTGCTGGATAACGGACAACGTAATTCATTTTGGGCGAAACGAATTCGGTGATGCCGTCAAAATCGAGTTAGGGGTTGAAGCGTCTGCCATGACTCGCAGTGAGAGCAAAGGCACTTATGCCACCCGCATTTATGCATTCGGATCTACAAGAAACATACCTGAGAACTACCGTTCCATTGAAGAGCAGACGGTAGTAAACGGAGTTGTGCAAAGACGACTTATGCTTCCCGCTGGTACGCCATACATAGATGTGTATCCTGACATGAGCCAGGAAGAAGCAATTGAAGACATCGTGGTATTTGACGAGGTATATCCCCGACTTGAAAGTACGATGTCAAGTGTATCTACGAGGACGGAAACCGTTACAAATGAAGACGGAGGTCAGGAAACCGTGACTTACTATCGCTATCGTGATACTGGCCTGAATTTCTCCAAGGACTACATACTTCCGGGACAAGAGCTGACAATTATCTTTCAGTCCGGCAAAATGAATGGATTGGAGTTCGGTGTTATTTTTGACCCGGACAACAACGGAAGCCAGCTTTGGGAAATTGTCCGCAGCGAAGACTACGGACGTCCATTGCCGGATGATACCATATATCCTGAAAATGATGACAAGTATATCCTTTCCGGTTTTGATCCAAAGTTTGTTTCTGTACAAATGATTCCGGACGCGGAGCAGGAACTGAAAGAGAAGGCACAGAAGATAGCAGACCAGCGAAAAAAGGACGATGGTACATACTACACTACCCTCCGGTCAGAATGGGTTAATGAAGACAAGCTGAAACGCTTTTTCGAGTTCGGGCAAAAGATAAACCTGGTCAATAAAGCCTTTTTTGAGAATGGCCGTGAAAGCCGTGTTCTCGGATGGGAGTTTAACCTTGACATTCCATGGGATTCTCCGGTATATACTATTGGGGAAAGTATGCCCTACTCTCGCCTTAATGATGTGGAAGAGAAACTGGAGTCGATTACGTATAAAGGGCATACTTATGTTGGAGGCGGAGGAAGTAGCATATATGTGATTAAGACCAATGATTCTACTGCCCCATCGGACAGTAACGTATTTTCGGCAAAACGGTCACTTGCAACATTATTGAGAAAGGACAAGGAAGACCAGACAAACTATCTCATTAAGCTTCTTGGCGGTATCATATCTCCTTTCCTGGAATCAATTGACTTCGTGACCGGAATGATGGGTGCTGGTATGTCATTCTCTTCAGAAAAGGGCGGCGAGTCTGTCGGATGGATTGACAAACTGTACGTGCGCAAGAAAGCTATCTTCCAGTTACTTTCAATAATGGAGACCGAGCTGGCCGGAGCTTCCTTCATGTTCAACGCCAGCGGGGCCAGAGCAACGATTACTAAGGTCGAGTTTATAGAAAAAAAGGGAATTCGTTTCAAGGATGGTAAAGGAGTCAAGTTCTCAGACGGGAAAAGAGGTTACTCATCTCCTGGAACTTATGGTTCTGTTTATCGCTGTTACTTCCTTGCAGATGATGGTGAGAAAGCCATAGAAAATCGTTTTAAGCCAGGGAATTTAGTACGCTCACAGTCCTTTAATATTAAGGAAGGCGCGTATGACGGCGTATCCAATCACTATTGGTGGCGTCTGGTGGAAAATGTTGGTGATAACTGGATAGAGGTATCCGTGAATCATTGTGACGAAGGAAGCGATATACCCAAAGTGGGTGACGTGATGGTACAGCTTGGAGACATAGCCGACCCGGACTATCAGGCTGCAATCGTGTTGTCTGCATATGGAGATGGTGCGCCTTCTCTTACCTTCTATCAGGGGATAAGTTCTTACTCCCTCTCCGGGAAAGATATAGTTTCAATCGGATATGATCGTCTAACTAAAGAAGGATACTTTAATGTTTATGGAAAGACATATATCGGTAATAGGGACAAGACAAATTATATCAGACTTGCTTCTGGAGAAATAGAGGTACGTGCAGCAAGAATATTGTTGTCAAATGGTGAAAGCGTTGTAGATGTAGCAGAGAAAAATATCTCAATTAAACTTGGTGCTACGGGTATTGACATCGAAAAAAATGAGATTGTTATTTCTTCAGATAAGTTTAAAATTAAAAGTTCTGAAGGGAAAGGAATAGCCGTGTTTACGGTTAAAAATGGGAAACCACTTCTTCTTACAGAGTGCATAGATGTAAACTCGTTAAAAGTGAAACATCTGGATGGTGCAGACGGTACATTTTCGGGTGAACTGAAAGCCGCTAAAGGTACTTTTTCCGGAAAAATATCTGCCGATGGTGCTAAGATTGGAGGGTTCACTATAGACAACGGTTCCTTGAATTGGAAGGGAAGGGATTTTTTCGGCAATGATAGCAGGAGTATACGGATTGGTGTTCCTACGGATGATAACAGTGGTATGATTGACATAAATTTCAATGGTGCGACTGACGGGAAATTTGGGGTTAAAATAATTGGAAGCAATGACGGTGGAGCATGTATCTATGCTTCAAGGAACGGTACTAGCAAGCCACATAGTTCTAATACTTATGCCGGATATTTTGACGGAGGAGTACATGTAAACGGAAATCTTTATACCAATACGATATTGTCTAATGAGTTTGGTACCGGATGGTCATTGCAAGCCGATGGCTCATATACATACAAAAAAGGAGTAACGAGAACAATATCATGGACTATACAGAATGGTTCGATACCTTCAAGATATAGCCTGGTTTTTGAAAATGGAATTTTAGTTGATTAATCATGAAAATAGATTTTAAGAAATTTAAGAAGTACACGAAGATAGATAAATCCGATTTCGTGGAGATTGATGTCAGAGAAATGTTTGCAGATAACATTTACAATGTGACAGGAGTTGGTATTGCTGATTTAAAATTAGCAGAAAAAATTTTTTCCAGCGATGACGATACCGAATTTTCAGATGATGAAGTTAGCAGGGTAAGACATCATGCAGCGTCGCTTCTTCCATGGTTTCTTGCTGGGCTTGATGATGCAATAAGATAATTATAATATACATTGGAAACATCATTAATAACTATAAATTAAAAACAATTATGGCAGTAGAAGAAGATTTTGTATTAAGCTTTACAGGTGAAGAAACTGACAATTTATTGAAACATACAGAAAGTATGAAGAATCAGACAACGGAAGAAGATGGTGAAACGGTACAGGTGTACGATACAAACGGCGTGCCGCATAAGGTGTCGAAAACGGAGCTACTGAAGAAGTCTACACTGGCTCTCCCTGCTTTGGAAGACATCTCCAATTTTGTGGCCGTGAATGCCGCTGGAAATGCAATCGGATTGATGACAAAAGAACAGGTTGCGTCAGTCCTGGCGGAACTGATGGGAGCGGTTCTACTGAAAGGAGTTACAAAAAGTGACTTGGATAATGGGCTTACCAGCCCATCGCGCATGATTGTAATGTTTGTGTCAGGGTATATCAATCAAATAACCCCAACCGCCAATTACATATCAGGATATGCAGTAAGATACACATCTCTTAACACAGAAATGCAGGTTGTTGTCGATTATGCAGGTAAATTATATTCGAGAACAAAGAACTTATCGGATGGCTCATGGACTGGATGGTTATAACTCAATCCACCCTCTCCATGTACCGTCCACCTTCGCCCTCCAATATCGTTTAATTGGATACATCGAGAATGCTTCTTGATACATATAGGCCGGAGAAGCAGGGTAAGTTTTAACTATGAATGTAGCATTGT